TTCTATTGACGGATACCGCAGAAATTGTTATATTATCTACGTAAACAAATGGAAATGGTAAGTCAACGGAATTGAGGTTGAAAATGGCAAAAATGGACATCACGGTATTCTACGAAAATCTCGCTTGCGCTTGGGCCGTATCAAACAAGGAAATTCTGAAGCGACTCACCAGTCACATTGAAGGAAATACGCTTCACCTCAAGTTCGCTGCTGAAAAGCAAGGCTTGCGTCATTGCATCAACGCCACGCTTTTTGAGGTTAAGCCTACTGCTGAAAAGCACAAGATTGAAATTGACGAGATCTTCGTCGGATACGATAGTGAAGGCTATCACTGGTCTGACCACATGGGCGGACAGATTGTTGACTGCAACGGCCTCAAGATTGACTCGGCCATTGATCTGATCGTTGAAACCTTGAACAAGAAGATGAAGAGAGGCTAATCATGGCTGAAGAGATTGAAGCATACGCAATGGAAAAGATGGCAGAAAAACATCCCGACCTATTTGTTCTGGCGGTTGACTGTTCCGCAAGTATCACCCCTGAAGAAGTGGATGAAGCAGCTGCTGAACTTGATAAGATTGCTAAAGGCCCGGCTTGGTCAACGCTCAACTACCTTGATGATATCATTGAGCCCAAGGATTGGAACGATTTTGTTGAATATGTTGATGAAGTCTTCAACATTGATCTTGCACACACTGAACCCGATGCCCTTTTCTCGATTGAAGAAATGCTTGAATGGGCAGATTCTTACAGAGGTATCTAACATGAAAAAGATTAAGTATCATTTGACAAACGCAATGCTCGCCGTCGCTCAGCTGCCGGCAGACATGCTCACTTTCGTAATCATCAACGTTCTTTAAAGGTAACAACATGAAGCTAGACTACAACGCACTTTTATCCCTCAACCTGAAAACTCCAATGAAGAGCAAGCTCAACGACGGAGTTAACTTGCTCTGCGATCTTGCAGGCCAAGTTGGGTTCGGAGGCGTTGTGGTCCAGACTCGTGATGGCTATGAAGACTCGTGGTCTGTTTACATGCACGATATGCCTGAGTATGAAGATCAGGCTCACGGCCTTGAACTCGACTGGCGAGTATGGACAAACGGCGAGACGGCATACATCCGTCTGGAAGATATGAAGGACCGCAAGGTTGACTGTTACGTTTCTACAGGCGACATCAAAGTACATTACAGCAAGCGAAACATGAGTTTCTGGACAAAGCTGGGCGGCCATCGTTACGATTGCAGCGCCTTCAGCCGTGACCGAACTATTTCCTTTGGACATCCCGAAGACTTCGAGCGATGGGTTGATAAGATCGCCAAGTACATCAACAAGTCCAATACACTGAACAAATGCAAGCTCGCTAACATGGAGGCGCTTGCCAACTTTAAGCGAGCGATAAAGAAGGCTGAGATCGAGTCCAGCAACGGCGAGTACATTGCTGGCGCCATTGAGGAACAGCTCAAAGAACTGTTGGCTGGCACTGGTCTCGAGACTCGTATCATCGTGGAAGATACGACCAGAGATGTACCACAGAAATGGTCTGTGAGTATTACGAACTGGCGTAACGCTGAACGTTACGAACTCTGGAGAAATTGCGATACATTCGCACAGTTCCTGCAGCGAGACCAGAAGGATCTATACAAAGAACGTGCCAAAATGTACCTTTCACGTCCAAGTCTCAATACCGATTACGATAAGAAACTCAAGGATGTTATTGATCTTAAGGCAGAGGAAAAGAACTTTGAGTATGACTTGACGGATTGGTTCAACGCAGGCACCAAGCGTGCCATTCCGAAGTGGTATTCGTTGGACAAACGTTTCAATAAGAACCTGCAGGAATATACGGAGGAAACAGAAATGTACTTCACAGTGCAGTACTGGCCGACTGTGCAGTCCCGCGATAAGTTCTCCATCAAGTACTCGTTAATGGGCAACTTTCATCCCGTGGTCCAGAAGGCCATCAGAGGAGGCAGAAAGGAATCCAACTTCTTTATTACTGCCAGCGATCTTGACGAAGCAAAGGCTCTGGTCAGACGCGTCATCGCAGCTGAGGAGAAGCTCTGGAAACTCTATGATCATACGAGAAATGAAGAATGGCACATTGCGATGGATATTGAAGACATCCAGGCGGGCAAATAAGCCTGCCTTTCTTTTACTGATATAATTCAACAGCAAACTATTTAAAGACGCGCAGAAGACGAACGTATGACTATCGTAAACAACAGATTAGACATTATCAGTGAACATAACAAGTCCGCACAGTATTACCGGCGCCTCGCGTATGATTTCTACAAAGACGTAGCGAAGGTATGCCAAGACTGTGGACTTTACCGGCGCCACAAGCCTGAGAAACAGTACAACTGGTGGACGCCAGATCCTTTCAAGCTGCAGGAATTCTGGCGGACAGAAGTCGGGGTCAGGCTTGACTGTGATTGGCTGTGCATGACAGAGTCGGAATGCGCTGACCTAGGCTACAGTCACCCAGTTACCAGGCTATTTGATGCAGTGAGCCACGAGAACGAATCGTGGGTATTGATTGACGACGGTAAGGATAAAGAGCATTGGAATCTCGACGACGACACGATCGTTGCGTTCTGGCCGAACACTGGTGAATTGGATTTCTGGGTTGGTGACGAACTGGTCTGGGAATACGAAGACGAGGCTGCACAGATAGTCCGCCAGTACGAGCACCCCTCGGTCGAGAAGCTAGAGGACAGACAGAACAAATGGCTCTGGGGCCTTGACTGCACCAAGGACGAACTGGGCAGACGTACTGGTTCTGCTTACGCCGGGATACAGACGATTGAACGATTGAATACAGATAAAGCGTTCCGCCAGCAGTGCCTTGATACTATCGCTAAGCATATAAAGAAGGTTCAGCGCAAGTACATCGAGCACCGGAAGGCAGAACGCCAGAAGGAGATACGCGAATGCTGTAGTCTATTTACTGTATAACGATTCGTATATCTCGGCTGGATACTTATAGGGACGCTGGTGAGATAGCCACGTCCGTATATTTCTACAGACCTCCATAAGCTGCCAGTTAGTATACGTAGCCTCTGCTATATCCTCCTCCCAGAGTATCATCGGATCGTAATCCTTTCCCTGTTCCTTTCTGCTACGATACTTGAAATGGAACGTGCCATTCCCGAGCTCCTCAAGGGTATCATCTATCAACTTGTATGCCTTGGGGATATCATGGAGCAACGTCTGCTTAACGTGCAGCAAGTGGGGGAAGGAGTCGCAGTGGTCTAGCATCACATCAACTGACAACGAACGTACTGAATTGAATACGAGATAGTATCGCAATATCTGTGGTATTAGTCGCATGTTATTACCTCCATTGAATTAAAACAATTAAATGGATACGATTGACGTATCCACTCGTTTGAGTACTAATATATGTACATTTCTATTTATTTTAGAGGAGAAAGAGGCGCTTATAGATGACGAAAGAGGCGGTCTTTAAGAATTGTGATTTTGACATGGTTTTTGACAGGAAACCTGTATGGGTATTTTGACTGTTGCTGAAAACTGACTTGCTAAACTTTGAAAAAATGTATTAAGGCAAACGTCTACCCCCACCCAGTTTTGCCAGCAAAGCTATGGACTAACAGACAGAGAAAGATGTCTCTCCTAAGGTCCGTAGAAAAAAATCGCTACTATGTTGAAGAATGGTTTATTGTTAATATAGAAAGAGAAAGATCTCCCTCATAAGGTCTTCGGAAAAAACTTAAGTCTTCTTCTATATATAGTTTCTAGACTTTTCGGATTTTAGTGGGCTCGGAAAAAAATTCTGAGTAGTTGAATGAATAGTTCGGAAAAATATAGGTGTGTTGTTGATAAAGAATTAGAAACATTTTGGAAAAATGTTGATAAAATGTTGATAAATCGTATTTTTGACGACAGAACGCTGTAAGATGGGTAGTTGACTGTATATGGGTGAGATTCCCGAGATTTTGGATTTTGTGTAATAAATAGTGCTTTTTTGATGTATATGGGCCGGAAAAAAATTCTGAGTAGTTAAGATGGGTTGAGATTGAGATTTTTAGGTGTGTTTGTTGATATGTTGTTTATTCTGGGATATTAAAGGAGATATTTGGAAATGAGTCAATTGAGTCAAATAGAAATGAATATGATTATGAATGGCAAAATGAAAGAATCCATTTATAAAAGATTAGAAAAGATAGGACTATATAGTTATGATGTAGGGAATAGAAGAAAGTGGTATTATTCTAATCCTGATTTGCAGGATGGATATGTTGAAGAAGAGAAAGAGATACAGGTGGTCTTTGTAGATTGGATGGGAAGTATTACGGAAATGTGGGTTAACCATGATTTTAGTCTGCATCCAGTATGGTATAAGATTTTAAAGAATAATGACGGAAGATATAGTCCGCGTAAGTATGATTTGGAAAATAGAGAAGAGATGTTTAAGGACATTGTAGAGCAAGTTAGACAATTAGACAGACTTGTGATTGAAAGGAATAAGAGGTTGATGGAAGATAGAAAGAGAAGGCAGAAAGAAGAAATAAGGGACTGTGTTAGAAATTGGAATGCTAAGTAGTTTGGAAAGATAGATAAGAATTTTAGCTGGCTGGTATTTACAGAATGGGCAAAAATTGTTATTTTTACTACGTAATGGAAAACAACTCAACAAGGAGCCGATAAATGAAAGAAAACATGAAGAACATGCTGGTGGATCTTGCTATGCTTCTTAAGAAGTATTCTACCCCGGACTGCGCTTGCACTATTGACGGAGACCAAGACGGAAGCGTGACGGTCTTCTGCGATGGAGAAAGCGTCTACTTTGATTATCGGATTGGTATTCCTGAACTTGCTGCGGAACTTGACCGTGATGAAAATCCTTACCGTAAGGTGCTTGTGGCAGACTCGATTGAAAATGTTCAAGTGGTGGTTCATATGAATGACTTCGTTGTGAATCCGAAACTTTGCTATTCTTGGAATCCTGAAGGCGTCTCTATGGACAGCGGGTATCTTTCCTTTGACCTCCAGTGCATCGAGTGGAACGGCGTTCTGTCGCTGTTGGCATGTATCAGAAAGCACGGGTTCCTTGAGTTGGTGGTCAACAAGGTTCGCATTTCGGTTGACCCGAATGAAAAGCGAGCAGTAAGATTTAAAGTCAATGCAGAACATGGCATTGAAGTGGACTATTTGGGATAACCGGGAGGCGCATCTATGGATATTGTGAAACTCATTGCTATCTACGTCGTTATCATTACGGTCTTTGTAGGAGTTGCCATTTATCTGCCTAAAAAGGTTAAAGAACACGATGAGGCGCTTGTCGCTAAAACGACAGAAGTCATCATCAAGAATAAGATCTTGGGCGAGTGCCTGGCTGAGGACCAGTATCGTTCGCTGCTTGTGAAGGCAAATGCAGACTCTACCTATTGGGTCAAACGATACAAAGAAAGTAGGGAGAAAGAAGTGGACAGTCTCCTGCTTTTTATCAGAAAGAATGAAGAAGAGGCTTACCGCCTTAAAAGAAAAGCAGGATGGATAAAAGATGGAAACGACGGAACGGCTAAGCACAGTAATTAAAGTAGTTGAAATGGGCTACAAGACGCTTCCCGATGTTGACGAATGGTTAAAGATGCTGAAGGAAAGCGAGAAGCAAGATCATCTTAGAGAAATCAGAGATTGTGGACTTGAATACGCAGTCTAAGAGGAAATATGAGTCACGCAGATAATAACGGCAAAAAGTGGAAGCAGAGTTACAACCGAAACATCAGACGCACAAACAAGCAACTGATGAGCGGCATGGAACCTGACGATGACACTTGCTTGCTGACTGGTCCTGATGGGACCGCACTTGGTAATGATTGGAACGACCCGACTGGTGAACCGTGGAATTGGAATGCCGGTAAGGGTCACGATGCAAGAAAGCAGTGGAAAGACTAATGACAAGATTATCTGAAATATCTGCATTCCTTCGTGAACTAGGATGCACTGATACAGAGTCACACAGTTTCAATGAGACAACAACGAACTGGCGTTATGAATCTGCTGACTTTGCATTGGTCAAGTTCTCACCTCGCACAATTACTCTTCCTGTAGGATTCTATTACAATGATGGTACTGTCTATTACAGGAAGGATTCAAATGGTAAGTTAGACACTGTGTCTTTCAACTATGAGAATGATTCTCTTTTAGACATCAAGGCGCAGATACTTAAAGTAAAGAAAGAGTTTGATGATGCGCAAGCAAAAGCGGTCGCTTACTTTAAGCGACTTGAAGTAAATGCAAAGAAAAGAGAAATAAGAAACTCCACTTCTGATTGGGAAATTTAAATGAAAAACCATCGTAAGAAACTTGTAGAGCTGCTTTGTGAGTATGGCTTAACTACTTCAAGCTGGGAAGACATCTGGTCTTATGATGGCTTGGAAATCTTAACTGTCAAAGATGCGGTTGATAAGATTGTTGAAATGCCGACTGAATTTGAATGCGACATAGAAGATGGGCATCTTGTCATTAAGGCATATAAGACCAAGTATCTTGCACACAGAACCAGATATCCTGCATCTTGGACTACTGAGTTAAAGTTCAGATATGACCAGCCTGCAGACTTTGAAAAGATGAAAGAACACCTTAAGTTTCTTAAGAAGAATTTGAAAGAAACAAAAGCTAGGTGCGAAAGGTGGGCAGTTGAGCAAAAGAAGATTCAGCACATGGAAGAAATTGAAACAGCGCAAGAAGGCTGGATAGTATGATAGATTATAAGAAAAAGATTGAAGACATGCTTCGCAGTGAAGGACTTGTGAAAGCATCTAAGTGGAATGATGAATGGTCTTATCAGTCGCCGAATAATGTATCTGGGACAAAAATGGTCATCGCTGAGCTTAGTAATTATTCACAATCAAAGAAGTGTTTTAGAAAAGGACATGCTATTGATGAACTTGACGTAGTTCATGGCTTTACTTATCATGCCTTCAGCGGACGCATTATCAGAACTACATTCATTGATAAAGACGGCGAGACAAAGTCAATGGTAACCTATCGTTATCGTCGTCCTGAACATTTTGAGTGGGCAAGAGGCAGAATCAGAAAAGCAATTCAAGACTATGAAGATGCTCTTATTTTGCTTAGTGCTGATTTGAAGAAAGATGAACTTAAAGCAAAGAAAGAAGCCATCAAGAAGGCTGCTTATATGTGGGATGCAAGATGACACCGCGTGAATACTTTGTATTGACAAATTATGTCGCTGCAATAGATACAAGAAACTTTGAAAGAGAACGACGTGATGAATGTCAGAAACTCTTTCTTAAGATTTTCTGGTATGCGCTAATCATAAGTCCTTGGAACCCAGGTAGCAACTTGGGCATGAAGAGGAAAAAACCGCCTTCACTGCAAGTAGTCCGTGATGTTAAAGAAGGCCGTCTTACTTGGCCGTTAGGCGGCATAATGACGGGAAACGACTTTAAGTTCTTCCCAATTTTTGAAGGCCCAGCAAATGAACTTAAAGACATTAAAATAAATGTGCTTGTTGATAATGGGTGGGATGAAATCGTGCTTTCTATCTATGAAAGCGAGTTCAACGCCTGTGAACGAGAAGATCTTGACGAAATGATTGCAGCAAGATTAAGACGCATCAATTGGGAAATATGAGACAGAATTTTATAGATTATGCACAAGACTTTTGGTACTTGGTTGCTCATGTGCCAATGGAAGAAATGTTTGATTATTTACTAGGAGACATAATAATGCCTGAATGGGAAAACATACTGAGGGAAACATTATTTCCTTTCATCGCTAAAAGAACTTTGAATGAGATAATCGGCAAAGAGAATGCCAGAAATCTTCTCATTAAAGCAAACACAAAAGACCGCATCAAGTACATTCCGCTTGAAGATGGCAAAACGAATCTTGCTTACACACCAATGCGAAACGCTTTCCTTGACAAAGTCAAGTCTATCATGGCTGACTCCGGTCTTACTTACATCTATGACTCCGGAGAAGATCCTGATGCGTTCAGAAATGAAGCTAATCATTACACTCTTCCAAAGGTAGGAAGTGGTGGTCCAGTCGCTCGTGTCATCAACTCCGTAACTCTTAATGATTCTGTTGAGCCTCACATCAATGCAAAGATGAATGCTCCGAATGAAGCAGTGGGAATAGTTGCTCACTCTCGCAGAGGCTGGAAAGAAGGTGAAGTTCAGATGCGCGTCTATATGAATGTCAGTACTGAAAAGATGTATAATCGTATCACCAAGAACATCAAGAAGCTCAAGTATGGAAAAGATGTTTGGAAAGCATGCGATGAAAAGCTCATTTCAGATCATGACATTGATGACATTATCAGATACAAGTCAGACAGAAAAGCAAAGATTGAGAAAAAGCTCTTCTCATCTGATGAACATCAAGGTCTTACTGCACTGTTCTGCCATCAGTTCAGAACTTCCGGTATTTCTTTAGGATTTGAGGAAGTCGGATGGAACACTGAAACTGGCAAGATGGTCTTTAATCTTGTTGTCCGAATTGGTCAGAGAAATAATGTCATGACCTTCGCCCGTGCGGACATGGTTAGAATGCAAGAAGCAAGAATTGTGCCAGACTTCGCTACAGGACAGTTAACAGAAGATGAATGCTTAGATCTTCTTAAAGAGATTCTTCCTAAACAAGTCAAGTATGCCTGCGGTATTCAACAGGCATGTCGTAAAAAGAAAAATGACATAAGGAAGCAGGAAATTAAGGCTGACGCTGGCGGGTGGTCAGCCTAATTTCTTATTTTGTTTAGAAAGATTTGTAAGAATTTCTGACAGATGGTATTTACAGTTTTAAGAAAATTTGTTATATTTTGAAAAACAAGGAACTTAAGAATGGAATACCTCTATCAAAGATTTTTAAAACCCGAAGATTGGAAAAGCGAAATTTGTGACATTCCTAGGAAAGATTGTGTAATGTGGATAAGTGAATTGCTTAGAAGCAACGGTCTTACTCCTACTATCTCTGATTACACATTCAACCAAAATGTTTATCACGCTACTTCCTCAAAGGCGTATTTCACCAAGGAAAAACTTGATGAATACTTCCCGGGATGGGAAATGGGTACTGATGAAGTTCCTGAAGCGACTATCAATTGGGTAGGCGAGTTCTATAACTTCTGGCATGTCAAGGACAATGAAGAAAAGTTGATGTCTCACCGTATTGGAAGACCGCCAAAGTTCGTTGGAACTGATGAAGAAATGTTCAAGCGATATGAACCGGTCTTTAAGTCAACGAGAGTTACTATCGCTTCCTTCAGACCTTGCTATAATGCAAGTTTCTTGCTGTTTAGAACTTACCCTTTGACTACTGATGGGATTTACAAAAGATTCCTTAAGACAGACAAGTATCATTGGGTCAAGGGTGCCTACTATGGCTGCTTTGATGTAGAACCTGGGTCGGAACCTGATTATCCGCTTCAGATGGAAAATGTTACAAGAATGAACCCGAACAAAGTTGAAGTGATGTTTAAGAATCTGATTAGCTCTTGGCATCGTTACAGCAACTTGATTAGAAAGAATGAAGTAAAGATGGCTGGTTTAGATTATGACGTTTCAGGAAATGATTGATTATGTTCTTGATAATTATCCTGAATTGGATATGACTCAGGACTTCACTTTTTACTTTGACGTTGATGAATACATGTTTGAAGATAAATCAAAGCAAAGACCTGTGATGCACATATTCATTGATTTTGACTGGACAGATCAGTGGGGAGATAATCTTGGAAGTATATACTTCATTGACACAACGAAGTTAAATTTTGAATACCGTGCTATTTTCAAGGCGAAGCCAGGCGGCGACAGTATTAGAGAAACTGAAATCATTGATTTAGATGAAACGACATTGAAGAATTTGCTTGAATTGACAATGCAAGATAAGAGAAAGCTTGAGAAGAAAGCAAAGAAGGAATTCATAGATGCCACAGCAAAAAGATATGACGCTTAACGGATTGATTTGGTATGTAGATGGAAACTTTCCTATCTTCAAAGTGTCAAATGATCTTTATTGGTGGTACATGCTTGATGAAAGTGTCTTTGACCCAGCATCACCTAAGAAGTATGATTCGCACCCGTTCATGGGAGTTACTTGGAAAAGTTTCAGTAATGATACTAGTAAAATCATTGACAAATTTGCTTTCTTTGGCGGTGGTAAAGAACATATTAAGAACTTTGAGTTTGACAGAAGTGCTGGCAACTATCTTGATTGGAAAATTAAAGGATTGACTGAAAGAGTACTTCATTCTTTTCTGATTGATGTTGTTATGAAGCGCAAGAAAGAAGAAGAAATTTTAGAAAAACGGAAACTTATTAGAAAAGCAAGTGAGCAGTATCATGTTTGACAAAATTATTGAAGAATGGAAGACAAAGTCAGGTGTCATTCAAGTAAATGACATTACGAAGACTAAGTTCAGAATGGTCGCTGATGCTTTGGCTGACTATGCTTCATCATTGGGACTTGAAAGAACTGACTTAGTCTCTATAGGTCTCTGGGGCGGTGAAACTGGAAAACACATTATGTTCTCTTACAACGGACCGCTCGTCAACCAACCTAAGTATCCCAAGAGGGATAGAGACAACACTGGACTTGTTGAACTTGACTATGTAAGAGGCGTCATCAAGATTCAGATTGGTTTTCTTGCAAGAGTAAGAAGACTTAACAAGATTGCTAGAGGCGCTGATGTCACTATGTACTCAGGTTCTTTCAACTTAGGCAGTGAACCGAACACTTGGGCAGATTATTGTCTTTACGTTCATTCCGACGTTGATAAGATGAAGCAGACATTGATAAACAGACTCGATGTTGTTATGCGAGACATTAAGTCCGTTGAAAAGAAGATTAAGAAACACGCTATCGCTAAAAGTGCAGGAACCTATGACGCAACATGAGTTTCAGTTAGAATTTTCCTATCATGAATGGCTTAAGATAGCGAAAGAAAGCGGATGTGAAGTTCACGTCAAAGAGGCATATAATTCAACAAGTGAATGTCGCCTTTATACGATGTATCTTTTAATTCCGTCTAAGATCTTTGACAATAGTAGCTATTATGCGAAGAGTTCAGACAGAGAAGAACTCATCATGACGAACAAAGCAGTCATCATAACTGAATCTTATACAGTAAATGATGTTAAGAATGATGTGCCTTTGACAAGTGATTTCTATCCGAATCTTTGCATTGAGCATCGTCATGACAGAGACAACTACGCTGACATGCACACAGTCTATTACATGAATGACATTGAAAGCGCAAGACAAGAAAAACCTAAAAGTTATGGAAATGCAGTCACAGTCTTTGAGCGTATGAGTGAAAAAGACATTGAGTACTTTAAAGACAAGTGGGAAATGCAAAGACTGTTACGTGGTACACAGCAGGATAGGTATTACGCGCATCAAGATCTTAAAGAAGCGCTTATCAAACTTTTGAGTGAGATCATTCAAAAGGTAAAGCGAGTTGAAATTGAAAACAGAAAAGCAGAAATCATGGCTACTGGAGAAGACTATGCTGTATAGTAAATTCATTTTTGACGAACATAAGATGATTGACTTCCTCGTGAATGAATGTAACCTTGTATATGTAACAGAGGAAAATTATCCAGCACTTGCGAAAAGAAGAGATTCTTCTGCATATCATCTATTCTTGCCCAATTCAAGAATGGTTTCTCCCAATCACACAAGTTCAATAGCTGCCATGTTTAGGAGACAGAATTCTATACATGTGGCTCCAGCGATTTATCTTTTTCTTCATCCTTATGTAGATACTTATTGGGATGAAAAAGATAAACTGTCCATTCATCTTGATGACGACTTTTTATCACATGAAATCTTAATGCACATTAATGACAAAGATCAGTTCTTTGAAGAAGTAAAACATCAGTTTGATGTGCTTTACAAAAAGATTAAGCCGATGGAAAATGAAATCAGACGCAAGATGATTAACAGTGCTTCTGAGGAGTATAAAGTATGATGACAGTACCCGCACCACTTTGCTGTGACAGAAAAAGAATTGTCACTGACTGGCATGAAATAGACGATGAAGACATCAATGAAGCTCTTCATAATGTTTCGGTATGTAAGAACTGGGAAAATTTGATTAAGATTGTTCCAGAGGTTCAGCCTACTTATGCTATCAAGGACATCATGGACATTCTGACTGAAAACGGTCTTAAGCGTAACCGTGCTTCTGGTTCTTACACAGATACATTCTCGTTCACGCTTGAAAGTTCCGTTTGGTTTAATGATTCGTATGATATTCTCTTTTCTGTGTATGTCAATAATCAGATGTATAACGACACAAGAGATAGAAATGAAAGAGTCTTGTTTCCAGATAACAACAGAAATCCTATGAACATGACTCCTTATCTTCTTATCCTTCCCGTGTATGAAGAGGAAACGTCAGATGTGCTTGTAGGTTATGAAACTTCAGAGATTCGTGATGTTGACATCATTGATGGAAAGTATGCAGATAAAGTCTTGCATCCTCTTGAAGTCGAGTTCTTGGAAGATCCGAGAGACTTTATGAGAGTTTGTTCTTACTTCCATCTTGACTATCGCCCCGTCATGAGAGAATTCATTGTGAAGTACATTAAGCACATTAAGCAGACTGAAAAAGAATTTAGAAGATACAAGATTAACAGAGCGAGCGAAGAATATGAGACCGCTAATGAATAATACTGTAAGAAATAAAGCAAGAGCGAACTTTGAAAAAGTTCTTAATGAACAGAAAGATAAGATAAGGCAGTATATGATTGAGCAAGGCAGTGAAGAGTATAAAGCAATTTCTGCAAAGTATGCTATGCAAAGAATTGAACAGCAATTCATTGACAGAGTAGCGAACGAGAGTGTTTCTATCTGGTCTGGCTTTGAAAAGAATGACTTCATTACTTTGAGGAAAGTTCTTAATTATCTTAAGTCTAAGGACATTGGGTACACGCTTTGTGGACAAGAAGGCTGCTTTACTTTCGCTGAACTTATTTCTCAATACAGAGTCTCTACTTCGTTCAAAGAAAGATATAACGGAGTTGCTCCGTGTAATGCAGATGGAGTTTTGGTTTACATCTATCCGCATGAACTTCCGGATATTGAGAAAACGATTGGTCCGAAAGAAACTGGGAGGGGTGCCCTTCCGCTTATCATGCTTGGCTTTGTAAGAAACAAGTTGATTTTTGAAGATGAAGAATACTACATGTTCATGGAGAAATACAACCATGTAGGAACAGATTTTACAGATTCTGATAATGACGACGCATTGCTTATAGGTATCATACGTCACTTGTTTGACGGAACTGCAATTGGATTCGGAAAAGAGTCTTTAAGAAATGCAGACGGTAACAATGTACTTATGAGCCAACATTTGCTTGACTTCCTTCGCGTAGGCAAGAAGATCTATGCGGTTAAGCGTCATAAGGCTGGTAAGGTCACTGACTGGACTTGTGCTCATGACATTGAGTCAAGAATTAACCAGCATAATCAAGGATATGTAAAGTCTATCGTTGTCAAGACAAGAGATCCGTATGAAGTACATCCTGTCTGGCGAGGTGATGCAGCAGAGTATAGAAAATTCAACTGGCAAGGCACTGACCACGGCGTTACACGCATTCTTGATACATCAATGAATGAATTTAAAGCAAGATTTGAAAAGTACATAAAGGAATATGTTGACTATAATCTTTCTTACTTCAATTCTGAAACGATTAAAAAGAACATCGCGGAGATTGATGCAAGAGCTGCAAAATTGACTGAAATGCAAAGAGAAAATAAAGCGTTCAAGGAGCAGGTCTGTAAGAAGATTAGAAGAATGACTGAAATTACAAGTTCAGCAAAAGAATTTATCTGTGAGGAATAAACATGCCTATTAAAAGAGATGAACAAAGAGCATTATACGAACAGTATGCGGCTGCTTTGTGCCAGAAGCATGAAGCACAGAGAGAAATAGACAAGAACTCGTCTTGGGGTCCACAGGCAGGACGCATGTTTATCTCCAAGTATGACGGTTCAACAGACGGTACTGAAGTAGAAGAATACACGCAGCCTTATTACGAGTACTGGAATGACGATGCGTTCAAGCCAGCACTTGCGGGTGGTAGCTATGTAAGAGTCTATGATGAAAAGAACGGTCAATGGTTCTCAACTGGCTATAACGATGTTCAGTCTTATGAGCAGTTTGCTCGTATGCAGCGTGAGGAATATGAAAAGAACCGCGCTTATTACGAAAGAATCAAGGAAGCAGAAAAGAGAATGGCAGAGGCTAAGGCTAAGTCTCGTGAGAACAACATCAACTGTCCTGAATGGAACCTTAAAGTTGTTTTCAACACACTTCGTATGTTCAAGAATATCTGGCCTGCTATCGAGAAAAGAATGAAGAAGGATCATATTGATGAAGAAGCTCTTCAGAGACTTAACAAAATTACTGATAAGCCGGTATTCAAACTTGACTTGCTTGACATCTTTCCGTTTGAACTTGACAAAGTGAAGGAAGTAGCAAAAAGAAATCGTATCAGTACTTCGTTGTATGATGAAGTCTGCTACAGAACTCTCTTTGAAATTCAGCGAGACGAATGGGGTGTTTTGAACTTCAGAATTCATGCTCCTGTCATCAAGAACATTCTTCACGACTTCGGTACATCTGAAGAACATGTGATAAGCAAGTTCAGAAGTGGCTATTTCATCGGTCGTGACTGTGAAGAAATTGTCAACCGAAAGGAAGAAAACGAATTCACAAATAAGTTGGACCCTGCAGAAGAAGTGGCTATGATGGTTGAAAGAGCATATAAGAGAAAGGCCTCTTACAATACTTATGAGGAGTCGCCTGATGCTCTTATTCATAGATATCTTGATAAAGGCGAGACTGACTTAATCAAGCACTTCACTGAACTTGACAGTGCGATTGGTATTTTAAATACACTCAAGGAAAAACTTGAAAAGATTGCTACTGAATGGAATGAATATGTTGACTCTGTCATTAAGATGGCAGAACAGTTCAACGCAAAGATGAGCGAGTTCAGAACATTTGCTGATAGAGCAAAAGATAAGATTCAGAAAATTGCTGACATTCGTGCAGAAGGCCAGCAGATCCCAGGAGAACAAAATGCTACTTTCTGAGTTTAATAATGTGATACAAGAAATTGGATTTAAGACCAGACTTCCAGCGGACTTTAGCATGAATGCGAGAGTTCCGCTTAAGGACTTTGGCCCAACCGCTGACTTATTTAAGAATAAGACAGACATCTTTGAATGGTCAATGGGAAACATCAACATCGTTGAATGTAAGACCTTTGACATTATGGGTTCACAGTATTCTCTTGGAGATGAACGAGGCTATCAAGTTTCAGAAATCTATGTGAACACAACTTCTCTCTGGAAGCCAGTCGGTTTTGAAAGATACATCTCTGAAGTCATCAAAGAAGAAAGATCCCCGATACTCTTCGCCGGCGGCGACTCTGACTTTACAGCAGTCGCTGTTGATGAAGAACCTAGCCCGTATGAATTTAATGGCGGCGCAAGCGGATGGACGAAAGTCGCTTCTGGCTTTAAGACAGAAAAGGCAGCACTTCTTTGGTACTTGAAAGTTTTCCGTTTCTTCTATAAGTATACGATTGACTTGTGGAACAACCCGAAACTTCCGGATATCATTACAGACTATAAGCTCTTGAAGGCTGAAGAAGACAAGAAAGAGTTTATCAGAAAGAACTTTAACAAATTTGAGCGAAGAATGCTCATTGACTTCACAACACTAAAAGCACAGTATAATGTATTATGATGAATGCAATGGTCTTTAAAACTTCTACCCGTCTTACAGTAGGCGGGCTACTTCGTATTCTCAAAGAAACGAACCTCATTACAGATCCTGAGAAAAAGTTCTATCAGACTCAGGTCGTCAGAAACCCAGGCTGGCATGCGGTCACGAATAAATCTCCTTGTAAGTATTATGCGTTTAGATATCATGCTGACCAAGGCGATCTTGATGAAGTAACAGAAAAGTTCGTCAAGAAGTGGGATGGAATAATCAAGTCCTATCTTGACTTGTTGACTGTCAGCTATGATGGTCCAGGGAATGATCATATAAGTCCGTTTGAAGGAAAGTCTATCACTGACCCGTCTATTCAGGACAAGCACATCATTGCAGAATTCTCTGTTCCGACCGCTTTAATGTCCAACAACTACATCAGCAACGGAGACATGGTCTTTGACAAAGGTATAGACGCTCTCATCAAGACTTGGACTTATTACAGTGACATTGGTTCGGATGAGAAGCTGGTTAGATGGGCGCTACGTCATGGCTTTGGGATTGACTGTATCAAATATCCAGTTGTTACAGAAGAGGCTCTAAAGGCCGCTATTAACGTCTATCGTCAACGAATGGAGATGGTGGAAAATCTTTACTTTGACCCGAAGATGATTGAATTGAGCAAGAGAATTGAGGAAGTTATAGATGCAAATCCTGATGACTTCTTGACATCTTGGTCAGGAAACAGAATCTTTCCTAAAGTTCATCTCTTCGCTTCTTGTGGAAAGATACATGACCCAAGTGAAATCAAGTTCGGCGCTCCGCCAGACGAATTCACAATGATGGTTTATAAGTACTACTGCGTTCTTCTTCAGAAATTCATTATCAGATATGAAGCGATGAAGAACCAATATGTTATGGAGTAACTATGAAAAGACAAAGAATGACGGGAATGGAAGTTCTCAAGAAACTTGATGATGCTTTAGGTACTGACCTTTACGAAGTTGAAAGATTGAAGTTTCAGTTAGAAGATATGGACTTTGAAGACCGCCGTAAGTTTCATGAGCTGCATCCAGAAATGGATAAAAGTCCTTGTGGGATTGGAACAGTCTTTAGAGGAATCACTTGGAAAGACATTCCTGAATTAAGAGACTTTTATGAAAAACTGGGAGTGCCTTGTCAGGATACGAAAGATAGAGTTTTTGCAGTTAATCTACATTGCATAGATGAAAGAATCAGTAAAGAACGTGTTGAACTTGAAGGCGAATGGATTATGTGGGAAAAGATTAACGACGTAAGAGGCGCTATAAGCAATTACCTTTGGGAAAAACGAACATCGCCGTTTGGACTGTATGACATTGACCATGTAGGCTTTCATCTTACGAAAATAGAACTGAATGAATTGGCCTTTGACATTGAACCGGCGATATGTGCTATCAAGCGATACATTCGTGATGTCAAAATGGTAAATGAAATGCTTTTTTCCAACAAGATTAAAGGATATAAAGAAGAATTTCAGGCTATAAGAAAACAGATTGATGAGCTCAGAGAACTGTCCATCAAACAACATAATCTATTTCAAGAAAATATGATGAAGGAGTTTGAACGGGCAAGATGCTCATCTGATTGGACAATTTAATTTCAGCAAACTGCTAAACTCATAAATAATTTGTTATATTTTATCTAAAGAGCTTAAAAGGAGTAAATTTATGAACATAGCTATCGGCAAATTTGGACGAAGCATGTACTTTGATGAAAGTTCATGGTCCATTTATGCAGGTGACGATTCTCCAAAGATCGTCTATCTTGAACTTGCAAAGAAGCACCCAAACGACACATTCTATATTCTTGGTGCTTCTGACTTTACAAAGTGGAAAGAAAAGAACACTGGCTTTTTCGCTGAAGAAGAAGTTCCTGAGAACATCGTTGATGTGTGGAACTCCGCAAAGGCAGAAATTGGAGCCAAGTATAACTTTGGAGTCAAGGGATATACAGAAGACATGCTTTACAAGGTCCCAGGAAAGGAACCGTGGCGCATGCTTGATGAGTATGTCGAGACACATGGCTTGAAGTTTGACCTTGGAATTTTCATGCAGGGTCCAGATGCCCGAGTTTCTGTTATGGGCGAAGGCATTCCTTGTAAGAACAAGAAAGGTTCGTTCTCTCAGTGCTTGATGATGGCTGCTTTGTATAACGGACCGATGCGTCACTTGATTAACAAGTATAAGTTCCCGTGGTATAACATTATTGAAGACCCTCGTTATGTTCCTGTTCAGGACGTTGACGTAATTCACCACGAAGAGTTTAACTTGTCTCAATGCAACGCTGAATATCAGCAGTCTTGTATGGATTCTTATACACAGGATCCTGATACTTATGAAAAGAAACCGTTCATTCTTAAGTACTACAAGACAGAAAGATGGTTCTTGAGAAAACTTAACAAGGTTGACTTCAGAGATCCTGACAACATCAAGGTTGGACGTAAGACATATCAGAAGTCAAGTCCGTTCATCTTGACATTGAACGGTGGTTATGACCGTTTGGAATTCTTGGAGAACTGGGTTCTTAAGAAACTTCCTCACTGCAAGGTCTATGGTAAGTGGGACGATGAAGCTCAGGCAAAGTATCCTGAAACATTCATCAAGAAGGGCATCGTTGAAATTCAAGACAAGATGTGGCAAGCAAAGTTCACATTCGTTCCTTCTTTCATGAAGTCCAGAAAGAACTTCGTTACACAGAAGGTCTGGAAGATGATGTACTATGGCATCATTCCGTTCTGGGACAAGAACACTTATGACACTGACAACTTGTTTAAGGAACTTCCTGACTACTGTAAGGTCACTTCTCCTGATGAGATGTGGAGCCGTATTCGTTTCTTGATGGAAAATCCTGATGAATACAAGAAGTTGCTTGGACAGATTTATGACTTGCTTGAAGACAAGTACTTCAACGGCGAGTTCATTGACGAAATCTTTAACCCTCTCATTGAAAAGCACCGTCCAGCATCGGAAAAGTAAGAAATGATAAATAATGTATGGACATACAGCCATACATTCACAACATTGAGGTTATCTCCAAATATGTAGAAGCATTTCAGAAGACCGCTGAGTTCTTTGGATTGCATGTCTCTATTAGGAATGATTTAGACCCTAATGCTGAAGAAAGAATAGACTGCTCTGTAGCAGTCTTTTTTGGCATGTCGGAAGAGGAAAATTTAGGCTCCATTACCTTCTTCGCGAATGACCTCCAACGGGTTTTTTGGCGAGTTCAATGGTATACTGGACTGATAGAAATAAACGGCTCTAAAGTACCCGGATATTCATGGCAAGCGGGACAAAAAGGAGATATTAAACAGTTTCTGAACATTTTGACAAATAGAACTATTCCTGGAGAGAAAAAGAAGAAAAGAGATCTTCGGAAAGTTGAAATTCTTGAAGCAAATTCGGAATGGACAACGCATTAAGCGTTGTCTTTTCTTGTATAAATACTAAAAATAGAATTTATATCTGCTTCAAGAGGTTTTCATGCTTGTACACGAAGGTAAAATTTTAGCGATAGGACCTGCTAAGACTGACACTGTTTCATTGTCAGGTAACGGTACTTCCGCAAGTCCACTTGGCGTGAAGAATTTCAATGATCTTGCAACTTCTGCTTGGGTTGACCAAAACTTTGCTCGCACAGCACCGTCTGGAGACTATGCTACAAAGCCTTGGGTCAATGAAAATTATTACAGTAAGACAGTTTCTGACCAAAGATTCCAGCCTAAAGGCGATTATCAGCCAGCTGGTGACTACATGACTAACGCTCAGTTCAATTCAAGAACACAGAACTGGGATGTTACTCCTTACTCAGGTGACGGTCAAAAGATTGATGTAGACAGTAACCATAAGATTAAGATTATCGGTACTTGGTTCGCTACACCTGAAGAACTTCAAGCACTCAGCAACACTCTTGCAGAAAATTATTATACCAAGGAAGAAGTAGAACATCTCATCTCTCAACTTGGTGGATATAAGCTCGCTACATATAACCCACAGACACAGAAGCCAGAAACTGATGTGCCTGTTGCTGAACGCGGTAAGTACATCTTCTTGACAAAAGAATCTGATAGCAGAAAAGACAACTATTCAGAATGGATTTGGTTGAGCAATGATTGGGTTTGTATTGGCACCACATCGCTTGAACTTGAAGACTATGTTACTGAAGATGAATGGGACGCAAGAATCACCCAATATGCTAAGCAGTCATGGGTAAGCGCTAACTATCAACCGAAGGGAGATTACCTTTCGGCAAATGCTCTTGACGACTATTACAATAAGTCAACGATTGACCAGAAGATTGAAGACTTCATTACTTCTGCAGAAGCAGATACAAGATATCAGTTGAAAGGCGACTATGCTACAAAGCAAGAATTGACTGATAAAGCAGAAGAAATCTCAGCATGGGCAAACGGCAAGTTCATTACAAGCGCTGCTCTTGTGCCTTACGCAAAGACTGCGGATGTAAATGAACAGTTCCGTTTAACTTCTGCTTGGGCAAATGGCACATTCCTTACTGAACAGTCTATTGAACCGTTCAAGACTGCAAGCGCAGATTGGAACGAGGCTTATAGATTGGTAAGCAACTTCTCAGGCAATTGGAATGAAGTAAGTGCCAAACTTGATAAAACTGATTTTAACGCTTATAGCGCTGATATTGCTTCTGCGCTCGATAATCGTTATACCAAAGATAATACAAGCGCTGCAGACCAGCTTTCTGAAGAATTCGCAAAGTATGCAAAGACTGAAGACCTTGAAGGACTTGCTTCAGAAGAATGGGTTGAACAGAATTTCATCTCAAGTGCAGCAAGTGCTAATTGGGATCTTCAGGGATATTCTGGTGCAGACGGTATCAAAATTGAAAATCATATCGTATCGTTCAGCGGCGACTTTGTAGATGAACATGAACTTGAAGAAGCTCTTAAGCCTTATGCTTTGACTTCTGCAGTAAGCGGTTTCCATAATACCGTTCTTTCAGCAGACGAAACTGTTGACATTGACAGAGAAATACTTCAAGATGGTACATACAAGTATACACTTCACGTTGAACCTGGTGATGTAACTCAAATTTCAGCACATCGTGGTATTAGCGCTGAAAAGAATGAAGAAACTGGTGAATGGGTAATTGGTCTTTCTGATGCCGTCGTTTCATTCGGTAGATTCTATCAGATGCTTAATGATGGTGAAAACTATTACAACAAGTCTGAGCTTTATGGCGACACTATTGAGTATGACACTACAACCAACGAGATTTACCTTAACCCAGGTATCTTCCACATTGATACACAGGTCAACATTGTCGTTCCTGCTAACATCTATGATGACGCGGTTGGTAATTACACAATTCAAGTTGCTCCAAAGATTGGAAGCACTGTTTTGCAGCGTCCTACTGTAACACGTGAAGTTGAAAACACTTACCAGCACACTGAGACTATTGAACTTTCATTTGACGTAAAGATTGATAGCAGAAAGAAGTTTGGTATTTCAGTCACTGGTTTACCTGCAGGCGTTAGAACTGATTATGAAATTCAGAACATCAACATTCATGAACAGATAACATCTATCGCACAACTTATAGGCGGCGCTGGAACAACCTACATTGATGGTGAAGCAATTTCCATCTCGCCTGACACTAACTCTATCAATGTTAATGCTGGTGGCGGTCTTGAGATTGACCAAGCAACTAACACATTAAGGGTTAAGGCCGGTAATGGTTTAAAGATCATTGAATCTGGAGCTCTTGAAGGTACTCTTGAACTTAACGAAGTAACTGAAGAAGTTATTCAGGAAGTTCAGAAGATGGAAAGTGACCTTCAGACAAAGGTAACTGTTAACTTTGACTATGCTAACATTGCAGGCGTAACTGATTTTGCTAACCAAGGCAGCACAACTCATTCAGGTGTTCTCCTTGGATTCTTGTTCGCTGTGCCGATTAACAGCACACTTTACGGACCTAATGATAGCCAAGATTATGAATCGGTTATAGGTGTTTATAGTAAGCAAGTTTGGGATCAGTCAAATATCATCCTCGGTCTATATGAATATGACCCATCTTACTATAATGAACAAACACATGAATGGGGACGTACCGTTCCTAAATGTGATACTGGTCCTGTCAACCTTAAGCAAGGCTTAAATGAATTTACTATCAAGCACTTCAACAATTTGGGTGAGACTGATAAAGAACTTAAATCTGGTTGCTTGTATTATGCTGCTATTTATGTTCCTGTTGATTCTGGAAGCAACATTTTGCTTGCATCTTGCCCGGGTTATGGACAGAATAATACATTCAATGCAGTACCTCAGTTGACACTTGACCAAGCTAACATTGGTGGTTATTTGCAGACTGGACATTACATTAAAGGTAAAGATTCATGGCCTAACGACATGAATGACTTGTCATTCAACAATTTTGGTTGGGGTTCATGGGCTGGTGACTATAACTTCCACGAGCTCCCAGAGGTTCCAAGATTCTTCATGCAGATAAGAAACCGCGTTAAGACAGTTTAAGATAAAGGATTGAAACATGAGCACAAGACTTAATTCTTTTAATAAGATTTTAACAAATCATTCTTACGATTTGTCTCCTGAGGAGATAGACGTAATTCGTGAAACGCTTTATCCTATTATCTCAGCTGGATATAGCGACTATTCATACTGGCGACCAAGTGTGGACGCAAATGGTAGAATGTCCTGGACATTAAGCAAGAGCGTTTCTACTCCTGATGAATATGTTGTTAGAGGACAAGACGGTGACCCTGGTGCTGATGGTGTAAATGGTAGAACACCAGTTATCAGTATTGACCCAGAAAATTCTCATTTCCTTTGGAAGTATGAAGATGCTACATCTGGTTGGACTGATACAGGTATGATTACATCTGGTTCTCAGGGACCTGAAGGTGAACGCGGTGAAGCTGGTAGAACACCTACATTCAGAGTTCGTGAAACCGACTCGATGTTCCAGTGGGAATATGTTGGTGAAGGCGAACAAGGTTGGAAAAATCTTGACTTGATTACTTCGGGTAATAATGGTACTGATGGTTTCTCACCTACTGTAAGTGCTGAAGTTATTCCGACATCTGTAGATAGTCGTGGTGGTTATAAACTTACATTCCAGTATGGTCCAGAAGGAGGCCAGACGGAAAGCATAAACATTTATAATGGTACTAACGGAGAAGGCGCTAGCTTTACCGTTTCAGAAGGTACCGGCATTGATGTTGTAAGAACAGGCGATAACTTTAATGTAGCGCTTGATACAGATACACAAACAGCTTTGGCAAAAGTGCCTGTTCTTGCAGCCGCTTCCGCAGGTTGGAATGATGTATCAGCAAAACTTGATAAGACAATTTGGGATAGTACATCTGGCGACTTCATCACGATGGAAGGCGTTGAAGCTGGTAAGCAGTATGTGATGAAGAGCACAGGTTGGGCTGAATTGGAAGAAGGCATGTATCAAGTTGAAGTTGATAATACATACCTTTCTGGTGATGGCACTACTAATAACGCTATCGGCATTAAGAAGTCATTTACTGATGCTTGGGATTCTGCAAAGGAAATTGCTAATGCTTATGTGAATGCATCAGGTGACTTCGTAAAGAAACCAGCATCAACTATTGCTGGTGCTTATTACGGCTGGCGAGATAACTCGTGGGTCCAGTTGCAGTCAGAACTTCCAATTACACCTGACACAACATTCTTCTCAGGTAATGGTACTTTCCAGAATGCTCTCGGTTTGAAGAAGACTTATACAGATCATTGGGAAGAAGCATACAATGTTGCTTTAGCATACAAGACTGCTTCAAGTGACTTCTTAAAGACAGTAAGTACTGACGGAACTACTATAAGCGGTAATGGTGCTACTACACAGATAGGTTTAGATGGGTTAATTGCTGATGAAATACATGCAGCAATTAAATATGTTCATTGTAACTCAGCACAGCATGCATTCTCTGGTATCGGTGCTTCTGGTGCTGGAAACTTGTTTGGCATCGATGAAACTGGCATGGCTGCTACTAAACAATATGGTTGGGATTATGATACACACGCTTGGACGGAGATTCAAAGCGGTGGTGACTACTTGCCGCTTTCTGGTGGAACTGTAACAGGAAGAACAAACTTTAGTGCTGCAACCGGTCAGAACATCCTTGCTGTTGCATCAGCTGCTTCATTAGTCGGTGCATCAAGACAGTCCGAGGCAAACTTTGGACAGAATAACACTGCAATGGGTACTACTTGGATGGGCGTTGGCGGTCCTGGCATGTATCGTGGTTTCTTAAAATATACACAAGGTGGAAATGTTGGTGATTTAAATTCTAACAATGAAATGCAAGTAGAATTTACTCCAACTAATAAAGGACAGCTTTTTGCTCGAGCAAAGAATAATGGAAATGACTGTCCGGAAACACAAATTCTTAACCCGACTAAATCATCTTGCGATGCGATGACAACATCTGGCAATGCAAACTTGGTATCTGGTCCTAACTACTTAATCGCAAAGAATGCGGATGGCCAGTTCACTATCGGTGCTGGATTCGTTAACTGCACTGATATGAATAATGTCACTTTGACTCCTAATACTTACTATTTTGTTTATGAGGTATAATAATGGCAGCTGGTGATTTGGATAACATCGTTCTGGTAGCGCCAGATTCTACTCTTACATCAAAACTTGTAAGAAACATATACTGGCGAGATCACAATAATGTTAGCAGAAGTGTAAAAGAAGTATATTGGTGTCCAGATGGTGTGACTGCTAAATTGGTTTGGAAAAGAGATCATTCACCTGGAGGTGATGAATATAGTGATGCGTTTAATACATCGCAGAAAATTTTATTTAAATATCATGCAACTTCATCATCAATTACAAGTTTAAAATTATGGTCAAATTCTGATCATAATAATTATAATGAAGTAATAAAAATTTTAAACGCATCGACAGGAGATACTATTTACGAGATGCATCAGGGTGTTAGTCCTTCGTATTCCACTGATACATTAATAGTAAATGGCACTAGTAAAACAGTATATACATTATATAAAGATAATTTAAATATACCTGTTGAAGAAGGAACAGATTATTATATCTATTTCGGTACAGCATATACAAGTGATTATTGGGTCCCACTAGTATATTCTAATGCAACTGGAGATTATGCTGAATTTATCGGTGAAGATTATTATTTACAACAAAACACTAATATATTATCCATGTTAACTAGCCATAATGATCATAAAATTAAAGCCGAGGTAAATGGAGTACAAGTATGATTTTTGTTATAAAGAAAAGCAACTGGCTATTACAAGGACAGTTTGGTAATCTAAAACAAGCAAAAGATTGGATTGAAAATTCAACCTACAAAGAAGAAGATTTTTTCATAACACAGGATCTTGATATGAAATACATTTCACGCATTGTTTATGTTGACGGAAAATGTGCATATAACTCTAAAGAGTTCTGGATAAAATATGCACCGGATGTTCTTGTAGATTATGAAGAACATGAAGTACTTGACTTTATGGGTAAGCCAGTTGATAAGTATCGTTTTGAAGTTGAGTATAATAATAACGTAACACGCTTAAATTCTATAGACGGCGTTGCTGGTGAAGTCGAGTATAACATCAACATCGGTAATGAATTCATTTCATTGTTCCGTGAAGAATGTATCTTTACAGACTTCAAGGATATCACACCACTTGAGATTGCTCAAAAGCTCTTGACTGTAATTGCTTTAGTACAGACAGGTTCATTCCGTGAAGCAAAGATGGTGCTTAAGACAGTTGAGCCTGACTCATTCTTAACACCTGAAAGACTTCAAAAGTATGAAGACATGCTTGATGCAGCTGATGCGATTACTTACGCAACTTCCGAGGACTTCTTCTATACCGCTGAAGAAGATAAATAATCTAGAGGTAAAAGATTATGGCAAATGATGCACAAGAATATATCCAACAGCATGAGCCTGCTAGATGGCACCGCAGCACTGTAGCTGACGGCCAGTGGATGCAGCGTAATACATTTGACGTTCTTAACGGTAATGATGAACAGTTAGGTATGTTCATCGATGCACTTGAAGGAAAACTTGTTGCATCTGCTGCTGCTTTGAGACAGGCTATTACTGACGAAGCAACTGCTAGAGAAAATTATGACAATGCGATTGTTCAGCAACTCAATGAAGCAAGCGCATACTTGGATAACGCTATCATAACAGAAAAGAATGCTAGAATCCAAGGAGATACAGATCTTTCTGCTTATGCAAGAGCATGCAGTGCTTATGCATTGACAACTGCACAGAACGAATATAACCCAAAGATCGAGTATGTTTCAGGACAGTTCTCTGAGTTCAGAACTGACATAAACGGTTGGAGAAATGGAATCAATACATGGAGTGCTGATGTAGCATCTACGCTTACAACGCATACTTCTGATATTGGTGGACTTAAATCAGCAAGTGCAGATCTTCAGAGCCAGATTGACGCTATTGATGCAGGCTCTGACGTTGCTGACGTTGTAGGTCATGTATCTGATATTAGTCCTTACCATATTCCTGCCGGCGGCGTTCTTACAAGAAACGCTATCATTAAGGTTTTGAGCGGCGGCGATAACCAAGACCAAATGACTTACTATAAGTATACTGGTAATAAGAAGACTACTGGCGATGTGCCATTTGATTCGTTCACCGTTGTAGGTTCTATGCCTGCTTATTACTCGACTGCTGAAATCAACACGATGATTGCAGCAAAGGCTGATAAAACTGAACTTAACTTTTATTTGACTAAGACCGATGCAGCAGCTACATACTGGCCTAAATCTTGTTCTTCTGACTACTATAAGAAAACAGAGACATCAAGCAACAGCCAGTTGACTACAAAGTTTGGAGACTACTATAACAAGAGCACAATAGACAATACTTTAAGCATGTACATGTCTAAGACTGGGTTTAATGAATACTCAGCTTATGCTGATACAGAATTCATGCATACAAGCGCTATGCCTGCATTTAAGATAAGTACTAGAGATGGTTATAAAGATGTTTTGAAAACACTTTATAATGATGGCGCTCCAGAAATTGTTCATATTGAACTTTTCAGAGATCCTGATAGTTCTACGCCTAGCTGCGAAATGTATGCACGAAAGGCTAATGACATTGCTTTAGCTGGACATAGATTACAAGTTGTATCAGAAATACCATCTACACTTGAGGACAATACTTTCTATCTCATTTAAGTGAATTTATTATGGCAGAATTTAAGAAAACACAAAATAATAAAGCAGTAGATGCAATGGTCATTCACAAAACTGGAGGCCATGACGATATAGTTGGCGACCACCCAACTGGTGGTTGGACATCGCATACTCTTCAGTATCATCCTTTCTATTTTGCTGATTTTCTAAAGAAAGAAGATAACTGCTTGGTCGTTAAGAATGCGTATAAGCATGAAAATGATAACACATTCTATTCTTATAGACGTGCTACAAGTGATGACTACTACATGTTTGATAACTGGTCTACACCGCAAATGTATGACGGATATCCTGGAAGTACTTCAACCAACAACGCTTGGAGTTGTGATGAAGAATCTGTAAGACGATACATCTCAGACTGCTGGGACGCTATGAAGAATAACGATTATTTTCGTGACTGGGAAATGTATAGCTGCTTTAGTGCTAACGGTGTTCCTGAAACATTTACATACTTAGACGGCGATATTCCTTACTATCTTCATACAAACTGCGGACGAATCTGCACTAACAGTCCAGTATTACGCGGTAAATGGTCGGACCAACAAGGCACACATAGAACTGACATGTCAGTTGAAAATTGTAATGCACCTGCAGGTTTCAGCGTCGTTCCAAGAAGTGGCAGCTTAAGCAATTATGAAGAAGTTGAATTTCAGGTTAACTTTAATCAAGATGCTTATCTTGGCTTTGAGTCAGTCATTAGTGGCGATGGTTTGACAAGATACATTGAAAGCACACATAACTCAAGAACATATTACGGCGCTAATGGTTGGATTGCTATTGGTGTTAAAGGATGTACACGAATCGGTGGTGGTGCTTTTGACCCAGTAAGTCATGGATATTTGAAGTACTATGACCTTAAGAAGGAAGCAAGAAAGATTCAGAATGATGTCTACTACATAAAGGACAAAAACTTTATGTTCCTTCCACACTATAAAGCAAACAGCTACGTGCCTGGTGATAACGCTGCTTACATAGGCGAGATGGTTTATCTCATTACACAGAATGAGTTGACGCTTCGTAATAAAGCTTATGCGGGCGATGCAATCCAGATTAAGATCCTGCCTCACACGGGTCAGCCAAGATACGTCTATTATGCAGGTGGTCCTTCAGGAACGACAGATTATCAAGATGGTTCTATGGTCTGGGGCGATGGCACAGGTTATTTCCCAACAAAACAGTCTTGCCAAGGGCATGATTTGGTTTACAGAGAGATGACCATTGATGAAAAGATTGCTGACCTTGAAACTTATGACTGGGGATCACAATCAACGGTATCATTCAGTGCAGTTCATACACACAACTACCAATCAAGCAAGAGTATGCAGTGGCTCCAAACATGCGACAGATCTCATTCACAGGAGCCTGGCCGATATGATTACCCACCGCCTATCGTAACTCTTGCTAGAAATTACTTTATTACGCCTGCCGAATAAATACACTAGAGGTTAACATGCTTAAAGAAGAATTTTATCGTATCGTTGATGAAGTAGCAAAGATAAACGAAGATGAAGACATTCCTATTTCTTCACCTGACGATATTCCGATGGAACATGAGGAGTCAACTGAACCAAATGATCCTCGTGAAGCCGTTCGTCTTGCTATTGAACCACAAGTCGAGGTGGCTAAGTCACTTATCACTTCTGTGACTGAAGCATATAAGGACGACTGTGCTAAGACTAAGAAATTCAAAGAAATGAAACAACAGATTAAGAACTGGGAAAAGACACTTCGCGGTGCCTGCCAACAGATCCAAGCTGTTGTTGAAGCTAAGCACTTTGACCCAACACCAGAAAATTCTTCACCGATTGCTTATAAGACTATTCGTCATTCAAGCTCTCGTGACCTTTCTGCATTGGATCTTTGTGCCGCTATAATTACATTCTATAATTCACTTGGGGCTTAATAGCAAGTGAATATAAAAGAACAAAGGAGCTGCTAAGCAGCTCCTTTTATTTTACCTCAACATAATCAAGTACACCAGAACAAGGCGTGAATGTCGCTTCACCGAAGTAGTTCTGTCCATTGACTCTGTATAAGTCAACTCTTACGAACTTAAACGGTTTTGCGATAGCATGAACATAAGGTTTCATTTCTTCAATGGTCTTTTTCATAGTAGGCGGTAAGAAGTACATCTCAGGATAGGTACCGATAATGTGATGCGTCTTGTTACCATCTTTATCAGTCCAAGCGATGTACTCTTCAAAGTTCTTACCGAATTTCTTCGTCAGACCGATGAACTCAATTTCTCCGTCCACGCACCAGAATGACCAGTCAATAAGCTCTTCAGCAAGTAACGGTTGAACGATGATGCCAGGCCGAATAAACTTATACTGAATTTCATATCCTGAAACGTAAGCATAGTTAAGACTGAGCCATTCGTTCAACTGCTTCTGGACAAACTCTCTAGGAGTCGTGTTGATGTCAACTTTCATATTCCATCCAGACCCGTGATTGGTCTTGATAATGAATTTGCTGCCGTAATTTTTACTGCAATTCATCATCGTTGTCCAAATAAGGTCCATCTCTTTGTCAGTAATAGATGTATGATGACCTGTGTAGATGCTATGAGGCAAAGGCAGTTCATTTTCAATTCCAAGCTTCTTCAATTGGTCCCTAACAAGGATTTTGTCGGCCCATAGTTGCTTTTCCAGGAGCTTTTCGTAAGGAGCTGTAATCAAATCCACCTTCTCCTTACAAATGACGTCAACGATGTTACGCGGGTTCTCGAAGTCGATGTCTCTTCCTTTGATTTCAGTCAACCATTTCTTAGCGTAAGCAACTTTGTCTTCCGCGAAACGGCAGTCATCATAAGGATTATGCGGGTGTTTGCCCGCAAGATACTCGTCTCTATAATCGTTTCCAAGCATTATCTTCTAATCTCCAAACCTAACAAAGCACAAGTGTTCTGCATTGTCATATCAAGACGTGTATAGTTGCCGTAAGCAAGATTCTTTGTCACGTCTTCAGGTTTCCACTGTTGCTGATGAGATACAGAGCCTCTTCTCCACTTCTTCAAATAGTCAGACTTTGACTTCAAATGATAGTGGTAAAGACGAACACAAGCATTCGGGTCAAGAGCTCCATAAGTCGTGAATGACTCGCCTACCATGTTTACAAGAGAGTCACGAACGCCGTTGATAGCAGGCACATGTCCCAATTCTTCACCAGACTTGAATGTAAAATCGTAAGTGACATTCGGGTCAAATATGATAATTGCCTTGCCCTGAGAAGACTGGTCATTTCTTGCATAGAACTTTGTGCTTACTGCAGACTTAACGCTGAAATCATAGTCAGGCAAAGTCTTATCTGACATCAAAATCTGTGGAACAAGAAGCGGTTTCTTGTGTGGGTTGTTCTTCTTCATGTATTCTGCAAGCGTTTCGTAATGCTTGCCGTTTGCTTCAGGGGTTCCTGCTTCAGCTAATGCCCAGAAGTCAGCGTAGAACCACAAGTACTCGTCGTCATCAATGAAAGTGACCAAATCGCCTTCACGAAAACCATACTTGTTTGTGTTCAAGATCTTGTTGAAAAGATTCCATTGGTCAGGCCAACCGTAAAGAACTTCAAATGTGTCATACTGGCTGTTATGAACAGGAATAGACGAGTAGGCATTAACCGCTTGTCCATACCAAATGTCAAGGCCAGGCTGTATCATCTTTTCCATAGCCTTCTTGCAGTCAGTATCTGCTTCGCCGTCAAGGTTAGCAATGACGTGAATGATCCAACCCATAGCCTTGTGATAGGCATACCAATGTGCCCATTCCTTAACGTCATAAGGCTTAGTAAGTAAAACGATGTGCTTATTCATTAGTAGTTTCCTTTCTTGATGTGTTCTTCAATTTTGTATAAGATTCTATTTGCTGTAAAGTGAGCGCTTGTCATCATTGGCATGTCGTCTTTAAAGTCAAAGCAGTCATCTAAATTTTCATCTAGCTTATATTCAGTTACATAATCAACGAAGTCGGACCATCTCCATCGTCCGACTTGATTTGTTTTGATTAGTGTAAATGCTAAGTCAAAGATCTTGTCTTTGTTAGCGACTAATTCTTGTGCTGTCATTAAGAGTTAGCTCCTTTGAACATATCAAACAGTTTGATTAGTTCTTGATAAAGTTCATTCTTATCAAGGTCAGTCTCTATCTGCTCGATGTATGACTTAAAGAGAACAATGAGGTTGAGCTGGTCAACATCAATGGTAATCTTATCATCAGCGTCAGGCGGTTCACCATAGAATGTGTTGATTGGGTAAGCCGGACCTAATGCGTTAAGCTCAGCAACAAGGTCATAGATCTTCTTTGTCTCGTTCTGCATGTTGAACGGAATTTCGATGTCAACCTGATTGCCTTTAATCTTGCTCTTGTTAATAACAGGATAGACATACTTGGTGAAGAGCATTGATTTCGTGTTGTTCTTCCATTCAAACATACCGTCATCAAGTTCAAGCAAGATGTAACCTCTGTCCTCGCCTCTGTCAGCACGGGTAATCTGATAAGGAGAACCGATGTAAGTAATCTCCTGTCCCTTTGGCATGACGCGGTGAGATCTTGTATGATAATGTCCAGTGAATGTGTACTGAATCTTCTTAATGACTGACTGAACGCTTATGCCATCGGTTGACATATTCTTGCAGCCCATATCAAAACCGACGACGTCAAGATGAGCGAAGCAATAACGATAGTTGTCAAGAACTATCTTGTCAAAGTCTTCATACTTCGTAATCCACGGAAGCATTAAGACCTTTTCATTACCAAGCATTACCTCAGTTGGGTTCTCGTAAACAGTGACATTAGGCAACAAGTTCAACGCTTTCAATGAGTTGACCTCAGTAGTCGTTGTATGATAGATGTCGTGGTTGCCTACAATGACGTGAACATCAAAATCCTTGAATGTATTCTTAAACAAGTCAAGAACGACGTTCTCAGTGCTTACGTTGATAGTCTGTCTTGTGTCAAAGACGTCGCCGCAAACGATGATTGTCTTGACGCCTTCGTCAATGAGTTCAGGAACAAACTGCTCTCTGAAAAATCGTAACTGCGACTCCTGAAAAGTCTTATCAGATTTCTTTACACCAATATGCAAGTCAGCGATTAAAGCTACTTTCATTTTTCACTTCCTTTCTTGAGCTCAGAGAACATAGACTTCTTCTGAACTTCAATTACATTACTCCAGTTAATCTGTACATCTGCCAACTTGTGGGAGATGATATAAATTCCAACATTCTTGTCTTCCTCAGAAACGATTGAATAGAATGTTGACAAGAACTGTTCAGTACCGTTCGAGTCAACGCCTGCGTCCATCACTTCATCAACGAACAAGATTGAGCATGACCAGTTAGAGATCATCTTACTGATGTCAAAGAATGACAACAAGATAGCCATGTCAATGCGAGCCTTCTCACCATTTGAGAACTGGTTATACGATTGCTCGAAACGACCAGTCGTGATTGTCTCTTCCATCATCGGGTTGAGTTCAAGAGTAGCAGGCAATTCAAAACGCTTCAAGTAATAGTTGATGCGCTTGTTAAGAATTGGAAGCAACTTCTTGAAGAAGTACATTCTCAAACCTTCGTCACCAAGAATATCAATAAGTTTACTGTCTATCTTGAGACGATGTTCTGCTTCAGTGATTTCAGAACCAAGCTTTGCTGCGGTAATCTCAAGTTCAACAAGTTTCTTTTCATAATCGGCTGTATTGAAGTCGCATTTCTTTTCTTGTTCTGTCTTGAGCTGTTTTCTTAAAGTCTCGAGGTGCTGTGTGTTTGTCTTCAACTTGACTTGTTCAGCAACTACCTTTTGCTTGATGACGTTAATCTTCTGCTGCAAAGCATCATACTCTTCTTTCTTCTTGTTGAGAGCTGCTTGCTGTTCAAGCAAACGAGGAAGTACTTCATTCTTCAACTTGTCAAGCGTTGCTTTAAGCTCCTTGATGTGAGTGACAGAATGTCCTTCATCAAGTTCACCACCACAGAGCGGACAGAAGGCGCCTTCGCCAATGTCCTTCAAATTTTTCGTTACAGTCTTCTCTGTATTTTGAGCAGCACCAATTTCCTGAGAGACCTTTATGAAGTCTTCAGTACTTGGAGGTTCAACCTTTGCTTCGAGTTTCTCGACTGCGCTGTTGCCCTTGCTGATGTTTGACTCAATAGAAGTAATTGCCTTTTCATACTCACCAATTGACTTCTGAAGATTTTCACAAGTTGTTCTCTTCGTTTCATCAAACTGTTCAATGTACTTGTTGATGCGCTCGATGTAAGACTTGTTATCAGCGATAGAGGTCTGAATGCCTTTATTCTCACTGAGCTTAAGACGAAGCTCAGAGTCATTCAAAGTGTTTCTCTTCTTTACTTCACGAGCCATCGCTGACAAGACGTCAATGTTGAAGATGGACTCGATGAGAGAACGCTTATCGCCGATAGACATTGTCAAGAACGGTTTGTTATTCGTAACAGCGATACCAACAATGTTCTTAAAAAGTCTTTCATTAATTCCGAGGAGCTTTTCAATTTCTTCCTGGTTCAAACGCTTTGAAGACAAGTCATCAATTTCATTTCCGTTTCGGGCGAGTTTGAAAATGCCAGGCTTTAAGCCACGAATAATTTCATACTCGTCTTTGTTAATCTGGAATGTCATTCCGACAACGAGATTCTTCGCATTATACTTGTTGATGAGCTGCCCTATTTTTATATTTCTAAAGGGCTTTCCAAACAAGCAAAAGTTTATAGCGTCAAGAATTGCAGACTTACCCGAACCGTTGGTAGCCTTGATTAAGTTCAAGCCAGAAGTAAAGTCAATTTCTGTCCAACGGTTACCATAAGAAAGCACGTTTTTGAATTTTAATGTTTTGAACTCTACATGCATTATTAAACCTTCTTTTTACATAATAAAATATAACAAAGAATTTACACAATTCTTTGCTGCATGAAAATTTTCTAAATTTATTACAAGTTTGTCGTTGTAATTTTCTTGTAGTCGTTGAAGTTCTTGATAGTGTAATGCATCTGCTTTAAATTAGCAAGAGTTTCCGAAATGAAATTAAGGTAGTATTTCTGCGCCGCCAACTGTCTAAGCTTTTCGCAGTATCCCTTATCGCATCTAATCTGAGAATCTATCCCTTTAGAAGATGTTCCCCAGTCTACATTGTCATTAAACTTCTTGTCTCTATACAACTCGCCGTATGATTCATCTAATGCGATTTCCAGCATTGTGACTTCATAGTTCTGTCTTGTATAATACTTAGTCCATTTCTGAATTAAGCCAGGTAATTCAGAGTTTTTCTTAGCTATCTCCGTCAAGGTGTCGCCCATCTTTACATCGGCGTCCGCCATGATCTTCATAGCCGCAAATTTTTCATTAGTCAGTAGTGCCATATACTTATAACCTCTGATTGAAATTTAATAAATTTATACTTAAAATTTGTCCGCTTAAAATCTTTCCTAGCAGAAGGAAGCATGAACTCCTGAGAAAGAATTTGAAGTAAAACCGCCAAAAACGAAAAAAGTTGTTATATATAGAACAAGTCAAAAGGACTTTTACAGGATTCTCTAGGCTCTTAGGAAAAATTTTTCCGTTGTTCATTTAGCCGGCAAAAGTAATTATATTTGACTCAAACATTTTAATCTTGCTTACAGGAGCGAGACTCAACCCAATGAGCTATCGGCATGTGCAAGTCATATCTGAATAAGGTTCGCTTCAGACTCATATATGTAGAACCGAAGGAAAAACACCTAGCCCGTGTTTTGCATGCCGCTATAAGCATGTAAGTTAGTTAAGCCTGGGTACCGGATAGCCGCCCAGTAAAACTTACAGTAAGACTTCTTACAAGGTCAAACAGTTCACCAGTCAAAATAAAGTGAAAGCCTTGAGTCAGTAAGTTCCCCGTATGGGCTTACTGTCTCCAGTTACCATATCAAATAAAGATGGTAGAGCCTCCAAATAAATATAGAAATTATTATAATGGAGAGTTTCTTATTATGAGAAAATTAAGGAGGGATAAAAGAAACATGGCATACGGAATGTTCCACACAGCAAATGCAAATACAAAGTTCCCAGTACCTGATAGTGTATTGAAAGAACAGAATAAGAAGAACAAGCAGACAGCAGCAAGGGTATTACCGAAGGTAGTTCCAGTTCATAGACCTCAGCCACAGCAGTCAGCGATGGATGAGTGGGAAAAGGAATATGAGGCATTCATGATATTGATGAAATACTGTAAGTCGCACAATGTTCCAGCTGAATACAGAAAGCTTCTCGTCGAGCGCAAGATGACAGTAGCACAGTATGAAGCAATGAACGCTAAGAAGGAAGAGGAACCAATTCTTCCACCTGAAATGTCTTACGTTCAGACAGAAGCAACTGAGCCTGCTGAACCAATTCAGTACACAGCTACTGAAGAACCAGTATGTGAAGATGATGGTAAGACCGAAGGTGAAACTGAAGAAGTCACTGATGCACCAGTAGACATCGCAGAAGAGCCTGCTACTGTTGAAGAAGAAACACCAGTAAAGAAAGCAACAAGAAAGAAAAAGACTGACGAAGAATAAGTAGTCCTTTCTGTCATAATTTAAGCAATTAGAGGGAGTGTATGCTCCCTCTTTTCTTATAAATAATTTATGACAGATATTAGAATTAGCAAAGTAAACGAATCATTTCTTGAGTTACAAGGTGAGCTAGACATCTTGTCTGAAGTGCATTCTCGTTATGCAGCATACAAGTCAGGCTATCAGTATTCTCAAGCATATAAAGACAGACGTTGGGACGGCAAGACACATTTCTTCCGTCCTGGCTCAGGGTTGCTTCCTTACGGATTCTTGGAAGACCTTCTCAACTGGTGCAAGCAAGAGCATTATGAATATGAGCTCGACGGCATTGATGAAGAGAAACTCACAAGAACCTTGAATGAAGCTAAGTATAAAGAGAGCACCGAGTACTTCATGAGAAACTCGGGAAAGACACTTCGTCCTTATCAAGACGAGGCGATAAGAGCTGCCCTTACACACAAGAGAGGCATCTTGCTTTCCTGCACAGGCTCAGGTAAGTCCTTGATGATCTATAACATTGTCCGTGCGTTAAGAAAGGAAAATTACAAGCACATTCTTCTTATCGTTCCGACGATTCATCTCATCTATCAGATGCGTGATGACCTTCTCGATTACGGTTATGACGATCCTGATAAAGAGATTACCATCCAGGGAGACGGCAACAAGGCAGACTTTGACATGCCTGTCCTTATCTCGACATGGGAATCGTTACAGCATAAGGAACCAGAGTTCTTTGAGAAGTATGACGCTGTAATCGTTGACGAAACGCACGGCGCTAAGGCGATGAAGCTCTTTGACATTCTTCAACACTGCGTAAATGCAAAAGTAAAGTTCGGATGTACTGGTACTTTACCTACTGATGAACTCTCGCAGATGAAGATTCAAGCAAACCTTGGAAATATCATCTATGAGCTTAAGTCTCATGAACTGATTGACCAAGGCGTTCTTGCGAAGATTAAGATAATGAATATCTTTGCCAAGTTCCCGCCTGAGTTTGTTCAGCAAAACAAGAACAGATCTTGGCAGGAAGAGGTCAAAATGGTCGAGTCATTTGAGGGCCGGAATAATGTCCTGGAATTCATTATTTCTCATCGTAATATAAACAATAACATTCTTATACTCGTGAACCACGTCCAGCATCTAAAGGACGTAGCAAGCTGGTTGAAGAAGGTTTTCCCGACTCGCAAGATTGAAGTCATTTACGGCGGCGTTAAAGGCTCCGAACGTAATAAGATTAGAAAGGACATCAATACCGAGGACGGAACTATTCTTGTCGCTAACTACCAGACGATGGCAGTGGGCGTGAATGTACCTAAGCTTCACGATGTAATTCTCTTCGCAGATAGTAAATCAAAGATTACAGTTCTTCAGACTATCGGTCGTGGATTGAGAAAGCATCAGCAGAAGAACAATGTTACATTGTTTGATGTCATTGATGATCTTACCTATCAGACTCGAACAGGTAGAACAGTTGACAACTATCTTGTCAAGCACTGGAGAGAAAGACAGGCATATTATGAAGGAGAAAAGTTCGAGACGGTCGAGCGCGTCTATAAACTATACTAATAAATAATGGGTATGGTTTATTATGATTGGAACATAGATCGTCTTGGACATATCTGGCCTGGGTTTGTCCATTACTACATACCGAAAAACGGCACCGAAGCAGATGCTACACTCTGTCCTTACATTAAGACAGACCTTTCCAGATATGAAGATGTAGCAGAAGACCCAAGAATTCTTCAGAACACAAAGTTTAATGACAATGCATTAGAATACATGGCTAATGCGTCAGATGCTACGATTCTTAATAAAGGATTGAACACTGATTCATGGCCTACATTGACTCCGCTCAAGCCTGGCGAAGTTATGACCGCTGATAAATGCTACGGTACTGATTATGACTTCATTAATGATAAGCGTCTGACAGTAGTAAGACTTTTACCTACTGACGTAAAAGGCACACTTGACGAAATAACTGCACCTGAAAATGGGCATGCTTACTATCTTCTAGGATATGAAGCAGGCGTTTTAGTCAACGGCATAAAGTGGGACGAAACCACTAATCAAGCAATTCTTGATGCACAAGGAAATACGATTCCACTTGCTAATGCTACTGACATGAACGCATTTTCTTCGTTCTTGTGGTATGTAAGAAGCTACTGTTCAAAACGCTGGACTCAAGATGAGTTCACTCTTTACGATTTTGGTAGATGGGCTGTCACTTTAAGAGATCCAAACTATCCTATAAACAAAAAGAATGATATGTGGCAGATACTTACTGCTTTCTGGGGATTCTTTGGACTTAGAGGAGTCATAGACCCGACTACAGGACAGGCAGTCGCTATTCCAGCTTCTTTGCCAGATGTCGCTACTATTGATTATTTCTGGCCGCTTATCAATGCACAAAGACCTGACCTTAAGATCTTTGATAATAATGCGCTTTGCTTGCTTCATACCAATAACCTCTTCTGGAACTCTACACTTAAACTCCACATGTTTAAGCTAGGTGACGATTGGTATAGACCAGTGACTAATACTTCATCAGGAATTTATTACTGGGTAGACAACCCAGTGTATAAGAATGTCTTGAATAACATAATGCAGATAAGAAGCAACAGTCTTTTTGGCACTTGCACTTACTATACTTATTCTGCTACTTACAAGATGAAGGATATGGTTCTCTTCGCTAATGAATTTAGAGATGAGACACCTATCATTCAGAATACAGAAGACATTACAGCTACATCGACTACAAGAACAAATGATGATAACCTTGCTTTGATTTACATGGACGGCGGAAACTATGTCAAGGCCAACTATAATGTAATGGCAAGACATTACTACACGACCGAGTCTATCTTCGTCAAAGCGATTAACATTAAGCCAGTACTTTCTGACAATAGAAATGTTGATGAAATTCTCGATGAAGCATTGAACGATCCCAAGAATGCTTGGAAAACTCCTAAGGAGTATTACGCACAAGGCGCTACTACTGACACATTGCCTGAAGGTGAGAACGGTTACTTAAAGTCAAAAGTACTTATGAATAATGATGAAGATAAGATGACGAAACCTGTCTGGTGGTGGTCAAACACTTTGGCTAACTGGTGTACATTCAAGAGAACGACACAGTACACAACTGAATTGTTCGTTTGGAACGGCAAGAACGGCTGGGATAAGTTTGACGAGATTATGAAAGAGCCTCGCTACACAGGCTCGTCAAAGGTGCTTTACTATTACGACATCACTCGTTTCATTAAAGGACCTCGCATGACCTCTGCTATCGTTCATGACTCAATGCGATTTGACTATAAGTCTATCAAGATGATTCATGACACGAAGTTTTCGCATTATGACGAACGAAATTATCAGACAGTAAGACTGCCAAAGGTTCACTATGCTTCAAAGGGCACTGACCGTTATCCGAATACGATTGGTATTCCTGTCCTTTGTCGTTTGCCTTCTGGTGAAGTTGAAATTTTCTATACTTTGAAACTTCCAGGAATGTCAAAGAACGTTGATGTGGTCAGAACTGATAACATTGACTTCATCAATTCAGTATGTAAGGCTTATTTTGGCGACGGCGATGATAAGCAGATCATGACTGACTGGAAGCGATTCTACAAGATCATTGCTTCAGGAGATGAATCAGCAACAGACATCATTCTCGACAACGAGTCAACGCTTTATGACGCTGAGGAAATAAATACTATACATACGGATATGGATAAGTTTAGTATTACGTTAAGCGTCCCGCGCCAATATCCAGAAACTGATGAAGGCACTAAGGGCGATTACGTTGAGAGGTGGGAATCATAATGGCGTCTGTTATTTTCAATTCATTTAAGCAGCGTTTCCTTAATGGCGAAGTTCCAGGTAATGACACTTGGAACTTCATTCCTGTGAATAACCGTTTTAAAGACGAGTTCGGTGACAGCCCATCATCGAATTATAAGCTAGCGCAGTATCGTTCACTTGATGACTTCAAGATGAATAAGCAAGAAGCATATTACGATATGCGTTTTTCTGGCATTCGTAATGACATCACTTGGTATCGTCCTGCTGATACAAGCGGCACCAAGAAGCCGATGTTCATTACCTCCGGTGCTATGGGCGAGAAAGGCGTTTACAGTAAAGAGTCAAACTGGGAACGCTTCTGTAAGACTACTTACTACTCAGATATTTCTGCTAATAAGGCTATCAGCGACTATCTTGAGCAAGGTGGTTTCTATTACATCAGAACGAAGGAAGAACTTCGTTGGTTTGCTGACCACGTCAATGAAGCAAACAACCGAGTAATCGGTGTTATCGGTGACGACATCAACGGCGTTATCCGTGGACAGATTGGTAAAGATGAAAAGTATCCGTTCCAAGGTATCTTTGACGGTAACGGACATACAGTCGCTGGCACTATCATTTGTGATAATGATGACAACGGTCTTGTAGGTGTTCTTGGACAAGACGGTATCGTAAGAAACTTCAAACTTCGTGAAGCAGAGAACGACGCAACGACACTTGTTTGTAACAAGCTCATCAACTTGAACCACATCAAGTCAGATGGACGAGATGTTAATGCTGGTATTCTTGTTGGTAGAAACTATGGACGAGTTGAAAACATTGATGGTTCTCAACTTAACAACTTTACGTTCTCAGGTTTCGTGCCTCAGGTTTATTCTGTCTCTAATAAGTCAGATGAATACACAGATTTCTCGACTATCCGTAAGAAGTATGACGATGGTGAAAACTTCTACTTCTTGAACTCTTGGTGTATTAACTCTCCGGGTAACATTTGCCCTTATGTAGGTTATTTCGCTGAAGGTCTTTATGCTCAGTATGGTGGTGGTTATAACACTAACGGACAATTTGCTTGTGTTGAAGCAGCTCCAAGACAGCGTGCTACTTACTACACAGGTTTGACTCCTGAGTCACTTGACCTTACTGAGAATGTAGCAGACATTGCTTACTTCATCAAGTACTTCGGCTCACGCGGTAAAGGCTACATTGACTCAATGTTAGCTGATGATACCTTTAAGAGAATTTACGAAAACGATAAATCTCGTTTGACTGTGTTTGATGACCCTTATGGACGAAACATGATTCTTATCATCGGTCAAGATGCAGTTAATGAAGATACTGGAGCTAAGACAAGATACTTCCTTGAAATTCACGGTACTGCTTTTGATAAGAAAGCAGGTATGGGCGAACGTCGCTATAAGTTCCGTGCTGGTAGAATGAATCTTTCAGTGCTTCCGTGGTTGATGATTGACGGCGCAGCATCATTTGATGCAAATGATATCACGCTTGAAGGCGTTACATTTGACCGCAACCCTGACGGCAGTATCAAATATGACGAACAAACTCATCAACCGATAATCATCATACAAGACAAAGATGAAGATGGTGACCCAGTTACTTTGGCATTTGATGATCTTCAACATGAAGACCCTGATGTCGATCCTGCCGTGATGGAAGACATTCAAAAAGAACTCGCTAAGAACAGAGAGTTCGGTTACTTCCTTGACCCAGACACTGAACAGCCGGTTGACTTGTTTAAAAAACTTGGACTTGGTGTAGATACTGAGGCTGGTGAAGATGCGACTCTTGAGTCGCATATCATTAACATGGCTATCGGTTTCTCTTGGAACAACGAATCTTATGACCAGCGCGTTGTCTTCAGATATGACAACACATGGATTAGAAGTTTAGGTTGGCAGTCTAAGATTTCTGATGTGGGTATCGGACTTGAAACTGACTACATTGTTGGCGAAGACGATATTAAGATTTTCACACAGGAAGGTACTCCTGCAAAGATCGTGTCAAAGAACTTCACAAACCTTGCATGGGAACCGAAGTACCGTGATTCTTCTACCCACTGCTGGGATAGAATGATTATCAACCTTGCTACTAACCCGCTCGGCTCAATGCAGTTAACTGCTAAGAATGCTGCCGGTGAAGAAAAAACATTTAAGTATTACTGGAACGAAGAGTGGCTTAAGGTTTGGTATGCCGGCAATCCGTCACAGAACTACCCAGGCTGGCAGGCAGTAAGCCCGGTCTATAAGTATTATTCTGAAGAGAAAGACAGATACATTCTTATCTCCGCACGAGACAATGACTTGGTAAGACAAAAACCAGGTCTTAGTGAAAATGATATAGAGAAGAAGTATGGCCCTTGGTGGACTGAAAACTGCTGCCCACTTGCAGCAATTCTTTCAATACCTAATCACGCACTTGGTGGCGCATTTAAGACTGATGACGATACTACAGGTTATGTAATCAGTGAAAAGATGTTGATTCGTTGCTTCCTTCAGAACATGACAGCGATGACGGAAGGTTTGATAGATACTGACCCAAGCTTCTGGCAGGATGATAAAGACTGGTCAGGCTGGTTAATCAATGATGAAGACGATAAGTCTACATTGAAGTCATTCTATGCAGCTAGAACATATGAATTGCCTGCTACACCAGAACATCCTGAGTCGCAGCTCGTAACGTATTGGCCAAAGGTAAGACATACCAATAAATGGTGTGACGTTACTATTAACGACGGTCACGTCAATGATATTGAAGGCTCTATTGACTTCTATTTGATTGACACAAAGAACTTGCACTATGCTCCAGTTACACACGCTGTGCCAAGACAAGGTCATGAAGACCTTCCTTGCCCAGCTGGAGTCGTTGCAGGTAGCGTATATGATACCGTAAGAGATGCTGGTTCAACCTTTGGTAAAATTCTCAGTAACTGGGCTAATAACAGAGGTTCATGGACAAATGTATTTGGTAGCGAACTTGAAGCAGCTACTTACTCAATGCATCATGTCGCTGAAATGTACATCAAGGATCCTCGTTATTACGGCCTTGACTTCAATGGCGACTTCACTACACAGGTAGTTAGAACTTCAAACTTTGCTTATGGCTACGGAACGCCTTACTTGAATTCATGGGGCTTCTCGCCAACACTTGGAATGAGCACAAACGTCATTCATTATAACTGGAATATTGAGAAGATGATGTTCAAGAACAACGAAACAATGAACGGATTCTTTACTGATTATGATGAAGGTGATATTAAGGACAAGAACATTAAGTATCTTGACCTTCCACATGCTGTTTATAATAAGCCACTTCGCATGGCTCACATGGCAAGAGCTGCTTATAACATCTCGCCAGTAGTTGGTGCTAATTATGGACATATTTCAAACGTCATCGTTAAGACAACAAGAAGAAACCGCGGTAACTTCGTTGGATTCTTGGGCGGTGTTGCTGGTAAGCAAGAAAGAGGTCTCGTTGAACATGTCTCTACTGACATCATTGATGAACCAACTTGGTATATGGAATATGCACAAGAACCTGTTGTAGACTTCTACAACCAAGAGCTTGCTAACGAACAGATTTCAAAGTATAAGTCAAAGATAGCGAACGACAACTTCCATGTTCGCTATAAGATGACGCCTATCATTCCTGGAGCAAAATCTTCAGCACTTCAAGAAATTGGTGCTAACCCAGCTGAAGACTCTAAGAAGTATCGTTACTACCCAGAAGATTCTGAGGATCTTGTTGATGAATCTCGTCTTTTGACAACATACGAGGATTGGGAGAACGCTACACAGGCTGAGATTGACCGCTTCACTGAATACTTGACTACTTTGAACAAGAGAGGCATCAGAGTTTACCGTATCACACAAGATGAAGGCTCTAGTATTAAGGAAACGAACTATAGCTTACAGCACCCAGACCTTTATCCTTACTTCACAGAGAACCCGAACTACGTAAACGACTATGCATTCTATCAGGAAGCAAAACCAATCATTGACTTCTGTTCAGAATGGTATGCAGATTGTGAAAATGCTACTACTATGCCGCTTGACGATGTGGTTACTTTCCGTCTTCGCCCGATCTTCAATGCGGGTGGTGTCTTTGGCCGTCTTATTCCGACGAACCAAAACGAAAACAAGATTGAACTTAAGACTAATCAAAAGTATAACATCGTTACATTCCGCGACATCAACACTAGCTATCAGTTGAATGATATTCATGACCCATCTTGTAACGAACATGTAAACGATGCTTACATCATTAACAAGGATGTGCATAACGCCTTCGGTTCATTCGCTGGTTTGCTTGACGTTCAGACTTCACAGCTTGGCAACAGATCATTGAATACAAGCCAGAAACTTCTTTCAATGCAGTCTGTCAACTCAGTTGGTAAGTTGAAAGAATACAGACCAAACAAGACTGATGAAAGTGACTTGAATATGTTTGGCTACATCTCTACACAGTTCAACGAAATTCCTTCTGTGCTTGCTACTGAAGGCCCTGGTAGAGATAAAGGCGGTGACTGGACAGGACCAGACACTTATACAACATGGGCTATTGATGTTCCTATGCCAATGTATAGAGATTTGGCCTTGTCTGATTATGACCCTCATTATGCTCCTATCGGTAACTCGTTCGCAGCATTCTATGGATGGGATAATGATACTATTCCAGATTATGGTCAGACATTATTAACTGCTAAAAACAACCAAAAGATTTCAAAGGAAGATATTCAGATTTATATCAAGACTGAAGTTCTTGGTGATATCTTTGACTTCAACGGCGTTTCGATGAATAGCCAAGTAATTGGTGACTTCTCTAACAACATTGACATCTATAAGACCAAGAAGAACTTCCAGTCGGTTGATTCTATCTTCGGTTCATACTTGTCATTCATTCCTAACTTTGCTAGAACAACTCAAATGCAGAAAGATAACCTTAATAAGTTGAAGACAGCGCAGTATTCATCAAATCTTGCTCAAACTTTCGCAAATCAAGAGTTGCTTAACCAGTCTTCTCCTTCAAGAATCTATTACAGAGACACCGTAGACTGGACACGCCGTGATGCTGGCGCTGCAGGACAGGCAGTACCTATTCAAGAATCTTATTCAACTACACTTGACATTGACAAGTTGGCAGATAAGGTGGTATTTGAAGGCAAGACAAACCCTGAAGACCTTTACTTCAGCTATACTTACTCAGCCGCAAGCGCATTCTTGACTGACTTCACATTCCGTCATCAAGTTCAGTTCACTTCTGCTGTTAAGCAAGACGATAATAGAAGAATTTCTGATACACGCAAGGCAGTTTACGGTTACGCATTCCGTGATGACTTGACTAACTCTGCTGACGGCTTCAAGTATAACAATAACTACTTGCATATCGGTAACTCTGTTTCACCAAGACATATTCGTGAGACACTTTTGCATAACACTTCGTTCACTACTTCTGCAGTTTCTGCTGCGATGTTTAGAAATAACGAGATTGTTCCTGCAGATGATGCTCACCAGTTTGGTGGTATTCTTGTTACTGACTCGCAAGACCGAAATGTAATGTTTATAGATAATACAAATGGCGCCCAGCTCGACAATGTATCTTATAACATCGAGACGCCTGCTATAAATTATGGAAACACAAACGGTGGTCTGTTGATGGAGGTTAACTAATGGCAGATTTTTCTGCTGCTAACAGAAAGATGGTCTTCAATGCCTATCGCTATGCTTTAGGCACAGGCCAGATATCTGGCTTTAACAACAATAACATCGTTTTGTCTTGGGTCATTCATGACATTCCGACTATCACCGGCATAAAGGGCTGGTTTGATGTTAATGCTCTTGACCCAAACCTTCGTTATCGTGACTTTATGGAATTGCCACAGGCAACTGTTCAGTTAGCAGATACTTATTTAAGATCAGTCAAGACTACTTCAGTTGATAAAGATACGGAAGCACTTCCTGAATACACATATCAGAACATGTGTCACACACCGGCATCTGCTTACCTGTTTACGAAGGGTCTTGAACGATATGTTTCAGCATGTCCAGTAACAAAATCTTATGATTATCGTGGGCCTTCAACATCTGGCCGTCACTTTGACTCCATCGTTCAAGAATATGACTTGAATAACGAATATGAGCAAGGTTCTTATTATCGTTTGAACATTCCAGAAGACGATATCATCGAGTCTCGCATTACACAGACTTGCGATGATGTCAATTTCAAAGATGATGATGAAAAGAAAGCAAACCGTAATCGTTACTACAACAGTATCTCTGCAAATTACACGGGATATAAAGGAAGAAACGAAAACATTCTTGCTGTCGGCGCAGTTGGTTACTTGTTGTCTTGGAAAGGACAGAATATGCAGATACCTGATATGATTCCTATCGCATATTATCAGTTCCCTAAGCCGGTAAGATCGAGTTTTGACCAAATTAACATTAAATGGAATGTCAACGGATTTATTGAGGCGGAGTAAGTATGGCAAATGAAAAGTATCCTTGGCTCTGCAACACAATTAGAGACGATTATGAATGTACTTCGCCAAATGTGAAGAACATCGTTTCAGAAGACGAAGCGTATGAAGCCCAAGCTTACACAACAGAGGCTTATGGCAAGTTTGGACTTAAGTTCACATACTACAAGATCAGTCACCAGTTTGAAAATGACGGAGAATGGTCAGGCGATAAACTTTATGGCGAAGATACTTTGCAGTATGTTGAAAGAGCTTTCTATTTCAAAGGCTATACTGACAAGATTCCGCCCAATGTTCTGAACTACCAACTTCAGGGTATCTGGGGCGCAGACATTCTAGAGATTTTCGTAGGCAGAGCTGCTTTCCAGTATTGGTCAACTTATGGTGGCAAAACAAGAAATGATCCTGAGCAGCATGACGCCTTTGAACCAAGAATTGGCGATGTTGTGTATCTTGAACCAAACAAGACATTCTACGAAATTGCAGATGTCAAGTACTATAACACTGCCTTTGGACTTCAGTCACAGACTTATGACTTGACAATGCGAGTCTATAAGGACTGCAAATTTTCTATTCCGACTGACGGGTATAAAGGCATAGAACTTGACCCGACACTTTCCGACCCTACGGACCCAATTTATGATGTCGCTACTAATGGTTTCCATAAAGAACATAACACAAATGACCCATTGAAACTTAACGACAAATTCAGAGATATTGAGAAGTCAGAAAACGCTGCCTTAATGGACCCGCTTTACAGGAAAAAATCTGATAAAGTGTCATTTGACCCATTTGAGGGTTGGAAATAGACGTTTTCCGGGTCAAAAACGGCAATTTTATTACACAAATTTCACAAAAACACGCGAGATTCCCACGAATCTCGCTATTCTGTATAATTGACCGTCTGTAAGAATCTCGTGATTTATTACACTTTTTCATATTTTTGTGATTTTTCTATTGACGGATTCCTTGAAAGTTGTTATTTTTACTACGTAAACAAAACAAAACAACAAGGAATAACAAAAATGAAAAACAAGGATTTTCAAAAGCCGGAATTGGGTGATTTTTCAAACCTTGGCCCCATCAACCTTGACCACGGGGAAGCGAAAACTCCGTTCATCAAGAAAATCGCTGAGGAACATGGCATTCCTTGTGTTGATGTCGCTCTGGCGGATTTTGACAAGAATTTGTCGCCTTTCGCCCCGGACCGCAATGAACCCGTTTGTATCTTCCTTGACGAAATCACTATCAAGTAGGAGTTGAATATGCACTTTGGAACTTGCGCCGCTTGTGGCTGCCGATCATCGAAATGTTATTATGTTGACGAAATCGCTGACAACGGGTATGATGAAAGAGTTCAACAAGATTATGAAGAAAGAAACTATCGCAGTTTTGACAACATTTGCTCTGACTGCTTAGACGAGACAGAAAGTCTTCTTTCTGAGGATTGATAATGACTAAGCACTTTGATGACACTTACAAAAACGCTTATCAAAAAGAGCGTCCGTCGCACGAGGACTTTATCCTCTTCTACAAGGGTAAGAAAGGCTACCGCGACTGGGCTATGGACTACAAGACTTGGAAGAACCATGGCCTGCAGGTCGGTGAATATGAAGAGTATGCCTATCTTGACTTGCACAAATGCGAAATTATTGACATCAAAGCGCGAGAAATTTGTCAAGACCTTGAAATGGACAGAGACTATATCGTCTTTCTCACCACATCTGATGGTGAAAGATATGCGACTGTCCGCTCAACTTCCGCTTGCGGCAAGTATTTCTGTGACCCTTCAACCGTTGCTTACATTCCAATGAGGAACTTCTATGGCTAAAATCACTGACATTAAAGATGTAAAGAACGCATTCATCAACTTGATTGAAACTTCCCCGAAAATGCGTCTTCGTTCCCTTGAGATTCTTGCCCGTCGTCAGACAGACAGCGAATACATTGATGAAATGACCCACGTCTTCAACAATAAAGGTTTTAACCACGCTGATGCGAAGGTTTTGACTTCTATTGCCAAGTATGCTAAGAAACATGGCGGCGTCACTCCGAAACAAGACAAACTTCTTTCTCACCGACTTAAGAAATATGCGTCTCAGCTTGTCCGAGTCGCTGTTGAAAACGGTTCCGTTAAGAAAGTCGGCGACGAATACGCTTGGGGTGCCCAACTTAAGGCTCTTTCCCGTAAAAATATCACAAAGCAAGAAATTGCTCAAGCAACCTCTGATTGGAAGGTGTAAAATGGCAAGAAAGAAGAAAGAACTCCCAAAGAACATTGGCCTTGTCTTTGTTGAACGCACTTTGAAACTCAAAAAGTTGAGAGCTCGCTTTCATACTGAAGAAGAAGCACAGAAGGTTCTTGATACACTTACTTATCCGGATGATTATGAGATTCTCTTTCTTCCGGCTCACCCCGAAGTCATCGAGTATTAAGAAATGATTGATTTTAACAGAAAGCAAATAGACGCTATTTCGGAAGCATGTAGTTATGCACTTCGTGACGGCCACTTGGAATATGAAGATACAAGAGACTGTCTCAGAAACTTGCTTCCTAAGCTTAATGCATACTTGCGCCTTGAAGACGAAGTTCACGACATTCTTGTGAGACTCGGGACAGTCAAACCTAAAGAACCTGAATACATTGACGATTAAGGAGAAAAACTTATGTCTCAGGAAATTGACACTCTTAAAGAAGACGTTCAGGCACACAAACTCAAGCACTTGCTGATAGATACTCACTGCGACATGACTGATCCTTTCATGAAAGTCGCTTTAGACCCTGAAGAACGTGCGGAAGATATGAGACGCTTTAATGAAGCAGTCAAAATCTTTGACGATGAACTTTGGAACCCGTTCCAAGCGGAGCTGCAGGACATCAGAGCGAAGTACATCAGGCCGGATCCTGACTGTCCGATGGAGTTTAAGATAAAACTTTCCTACCAACCCAATGTAGTCAGTAAGTTGGATAACAACCCTGAGTATTGGAAAGACAGAAAGGCTCTCTGCGACAAGTGGATTCCGATTGTGGAAGACTTCAGAAAGCGCCACAACTTGCCTGAATGGAAAGAACAAAGATAAATCGCATAAAACCGATTGACATTTGCTTCAAAAGTTGTTATTTTTATATCGTAAAATTTCAAAAGGAAAAATCCATGACTAAAATTCACCAGATTTTTAACTCTATCAAGTCCACCTCCGGTTCCTCTGACAAGACTGCGCTGATGCAGCAAGCTCTCGAAGATGAAAGCGTCAAGGAAACCATCATCAAGATTTTCAATGACACATACGATAAGTCTCGTATGTATTACGTCAAGAAATTTGAAGTTCCGCCTTTCCTCACTGGTGAACTTACTCTTGAAAAGAATTACGACAAGTTCCACAAGGTGCTTGATAAACTTGCGGCTCGTGAAGTTACTGGCAATGACGCCATTGAACTTGTTGTTGACATCATCACTAAGTATGTCGCAGAAGATCAGGAAATTCTATGTGCCATTGTTGACCGCAATTTGAAGATCGGTCTTTCTAAGGACACATTTGCTAAGCTTGCAGGATCTGGTGTTCCCGAAAAGTTTGAAGTCACTCTTGCCATCAACCTTGACAAGGCAAAAGGCGTGAACCCGATTGACGGAACTTTCTATGCTTCTCGTAAATGCGACGGCACCCGCTGCGTCGGTATGTGCCACAAAGCAGACGGCGAAGTCAATGTAACCTTCCTCTCTCGTGGAAACAAAGAATTCACAACACTTGACAAGGTGAAACCCGCACTTGCTTGGTATCTCCGCGATCTTCCGGACGGTGACTATGTTACCGACGGCGAACTTTGTAAAGTTGACGAAAATGGCGATGAAGACTTCCAAGCCATCATGAAGGAAATCAAGCGAAAGGACTGGACTATTGAAGATCCTTGCTATCAGATGTTTGACTTCTGCACTCTTGCCGAATTTAATGGCGAGACCAAGTCTGCAAACTTCACTGCTCGTTATGAACAGATGCAGAAGATGATGAAGGGAAACAAGTTCAAGGAAATCAAACTTCTCAAACAGGAACTCATCAAGTCTCAGGAAGACTTTGACCGCTGGACCAAATATGTTGAAGATGGAAATTGGGAAGGCTTCATGCTCCGCAAGGACATTCCGTTTGAAACTGGTCGTTCCAAGAACTTGCTCAAGGTCAAGAAATTTGATGACGCTGAATATGTCGTCAATGATGTTGAAATTGCAGAAATGACAACTGCTGAACCGGGCCTCGGAAACGTCAAGTACACAGGTGTTAAGGCTCTTCTTATCACCCACCGCGGAAATACCGTTCGTGTCGGTTCTGGCCTCACAAAGGAACAGCGCATCGCTTGGTATGAAGATCCTTCCAAGATCATCGGCAAGACTGTCACTGTGCAGTACTTTGAAGAAACCAAGAATCAGAACGGAACTTACTCTCTCCGCTTCCCGATTTTGAAATTCGTTTACGAAAACAAGAGGGATTGCTAATAAAAGGAAACTTAAAATGATTTATTCACTTGTTCATTCTGCTCGTAGAATTTATCAGTTTAAGAAGCATGACACAGTTCAGGAAGCAGAAGAAGATGTAAAGCGCTTGCTTCTCTCTATGACTGAAGACAAGGATCCTGAGTACATTGAAAAAGGCAACCGTCAAAGAGATCTTCCCGATAATGCTATTGCTTGTTGGCGCACGATGGCTGCTGATCTTAATGAAGACGATGATCCTTTCTGGGTTGATGAAGGCTGCCCCGAACTTTACGGCATTGTTTTTGAAACTGATAAACAGTTTATTCGTATCTCATTTGGTATGGGCGCAGGCGACAGTGATGCCGCTGAAATCGAGTTCTATGATGATTATGCTGAGGCATGTAAGGCCATGCGTGAGAATTTTGATGTAGTCTTAGAGGAATGTCAAGAAATCAATGATGATCCTGATGCACAAGCAATTTATCCGCATGAATTGAAACATGCTGAAGAAGACGACTGTTGCATGATGTCATGGGATGATGGGTGCGGTGGCTGCACTGAAGTTGACGCTGTTTTAGATGTCACAAAGGTTGACGAATATAATGGAATGTAAACAGGAGAAACAAACTATGCCTAATGCAGATACTTACTACGTCTTGCAAGCGCGTCACATGAACTTCGGTCCAGATGGGGCGCCTACTTGTTATTCTTATCACGACTGCGGTTCTTCAGATGATCGTGCTTTCCTTGAGAAGGTCATACGAGATTATAATCTGAAGGTCGCCGACAACAGCAAGTACTTTGATGACGGATACGAAATCATTGAAAAGCATGTTAACTCGCCGATAAATATGCACTTCATCAAAACATATCCTAAGGGATAAAGGAAAAATATGAATACTAAAGAACTTATCAAACTGGCGGAAGGCAAATCTTGGAAAGAGTTTCTTTCTGCCTATCTCAAACTCAAGAAAGGAAAGTAAACAATGAATGCAATTATCACTATTGCGGTAATTATCTTTATTGCCTTCTGCGTCTACGGTATCGTCACAGATATCAAGAAAAAGAACCTTGCGGTGATGCAACGAAACGCACAGATAATGTTCTATCTGAACATCGTCATGGCTGCACTCTTCATCTTCGCTGGCAGTTTCTTCTTAGCTTTATGTTACATCGGTCTCGGCGTTATGTGGGCGTTTGATGTAAACAAGAAAGCGAAGGCACGAGCACAGTTCAAGACAGAAATTGATGAGCTGCTTACTCGTGATAATCTTACTGCTGATGAGCGTGAACAGTTGATGACACTTCGTCGCACAAAGTTGGGGTATAAAGATGACGAGTAAGAAAGACGCAAGAGCAAAAGTCGGCGACAAGATTAAGATCTGCGGTTTTGCTGGCACGATGTATGAAAGCGAAAAGCGTCTCATCGGAAAAACTGGAACAGTTACATCTGTGAATGATGACGGTTCTATTTCTGGAACTTGGGGCGGTATCTCGATCTTGCCCGAAGACACTTACTACGTAATCAACTAAAGGAAAATCATGGCTGAACAAAAAGAAAAGACTATTCTTGACAAACTTGGTGATCTTGCTGAACGCTGCTTCCCTGAAGACGAGTTTCGTTCTGTCTGTGTCATCATCATTGCAGTACTTATAACGATTGTTCTTGGTGTAACTGTCTGTAGCATCGTTGAAGATGTTATGACAAACGTCAAGTGCATCGCTCAACCGGAAGTCTGTATTCAAAAGGTACCTAAGTGCCCTAACAAATAAGGAATTAACTATGTTTCACAACGACGACTTAACTGACGAACAGAAAAGAAAACTTGAAGTGCTTGCCCGTATGATGGGTATGAACCCTGAAGAACTTCGCAAGCAGGAAGAAGAAGCACGAAAGGAGATTGCTCACTTCAGAGAATTGGCGGCGTTGGAAAAAGAAGCAAAGGCCCACCGTCCGTCAGAAGATGAACCATTTGAAATGGGCGGAGCCGTTTCTGTTCGTCACATCAAAGAAATCTGCTCTTACTTGCCTGACTCCGCTTGCATTGAGATGGCTCACCCAGCCCTTGTGTTCTTCTTCAATGAACTCCATAAGAAGGCTCGTGAACAGATTATCGTTCAAGCGACTCAGGTTATCAACAACGAAAATGATTGGGAGGTCTAAATGTCAACTATCCTCGGTTTCGCAAGCTATGACGCATTGATGAGGCGAGGACAGATAGGCCTTAAGAAGGTAGAACTGTTAGGAGAAACGCTTAAGATCTTTGAAACTGGCCTTAAGTGTTATCTCTATAACAGAAATGAAGAATCCGAAGACAAGAAGTATCTTGCGTGGATGGAAGTCAACTTTCCAAGCACCATTAAGGCTGCTGTCAAAGGAACGATAAACCTTTTCTTCATTGATGAAGAACCGCCTGTCTTCCCAAATGACAACCAAAGCCTCAACTTACTGCGTGAATGGTATTATCGGAGAGAAGATTCAGTAACAAGAAAGTGGCGTATCCAAAACATTGAGTATCTTTCTTCAATGAAAGAACTTACTGGAAAAGGAAGTAAGGTCACTTTGCAGTTTTCTGATGCAGAGTTCTATTACGATGGTAAGTATGTCAAAAGCAAGCGCTTCAACTCGACGACAAAAGAAGGCGACCTTGCTACGACATTAAGAAAATTTAAGCGCAAGTTTGACATTCTTACTAACGCTGACGAGTTAGCCTGCTATCGTTTCCTTGACCGACTTACATACACTTATTCAAAACCTCAGAATCAGAATGAGGCAGTTTGGTCTTGGTCTATTTGTGACGGTCTTAGACAGATCGTTGAATGTGAGTTAAAGAAGGGCGAAATAAAAGACTGCGGAAAGAATTACTGTTAAGAACTTCATTTCCTCATATAAATTGTTATATTTTCTACGTCAAATTTATTGAGATAAATAGAAATGACAAATAACATTATAATGTGAGGTAAATATGAATAGTTTTGAAACAGCATCTTTTGATGCACTTAACTCTGACGAACTTGTTGCTGGTGCTTTCCGTAAGGTTAAGCAGCGCATTGATCTTCGCCTTCAGAAAGCAGGCGCTTTCAAGAATCCAAACCAGTTGCCGACTGACAAGGCTCTTAAGGCAGCTTATGAAGGTGCAGATGACAAGAAAGTTTCCGCTGTCCTTGACGCTACTACAAAGTACTGGCAGGAACAGGCTTTCAACATGGGTTATCAGAAGGCTTTGAAGGAAGTCGCTGAGGACCTTAAAAACGTTGGACTTTAATTAGTCCTAAAAATTGTGAAATAAAGGTGCCCATTTTGTCTCGGAAAGGGCACCTTTTTTCTTTAAGAACCCGAGATTGTGATAATTCTTTGCTTTCTGGCAAATTATCTGTTTGAGAAAGATTTATAAGATTTTGCGGCTGGATGGATTGCCAAAATTCTTCAAAGTTGTTATTTTTTATTCGTAATCAAAAAGGAAACAGAATATGAAACTTGAAATTCTTAACGCTAAACTTCTTGACTTCTGTGAGAAAAATGGACTGGAAGCAAGACGCATCAAAGTCTCTGTCCGTAGTCATATCTATGAACTCGTAGTTCTTGATACTATGGGTTGCGGTCTTTCTAAAAAGTTCGGCCGTAAAGGTGGCGACTTTGATTATGAACAGGCAGAGGTCTTCTCATCTTCTATTGATGAATATGGAAGAGAAGAAGCCGGACTTGTCGCTCTCAAACTTGAAGACATTGACGTGAACTTCATGAGAGAAGGTACTCTCAAGGCAAGTTCAACTTATCTCAAGTGTCCGGTCGCCCTCGCTGCAACTGCAAGAGTCTGGCGTGCTTTCTCTGACCATGAATGGCTTCGTGGCGACATGAAGAACTACAAGATCGTTGCGGAAGAGGACATTGACGCTTACCTTGAAACTCTTGCTGATGAAATTCAGTACTGGAGAGGGCAGGACGCCAAGCTTAAGGAAGTTCTCAAGCAGATTAAGACAGACGGAAAGCAGTTCAAAGACATTATCAAAGAAAAAGGAAGACGCAGCACGGCAGGTCGTCAGGCTCGTGAAGATTATGAATCTTTGATTCTGCGACTTATGGCGAAAGTGACCCATCGTGCTGAAATCATGCAGTCACTAAGGCAGTATAACGCATAATGAAAAGAATTTTGAAGATAGTGTCGGCTTGCTTTGGAATTTATCTTGTTTCAAAACTTGTAAGACGTGAAAAGAACATTCTTTCTGAGATTAGAATAGATAATCTCAAAAGGAGATACAAGTAATGCTTAAATACAAGTTGTTGAGAACTAAGAGTGGTAACCCGGGCAAGACCGCCATTTTCAATGGAAAGACAAAAGAAAAAGATTTTCGTTTCACTGAAGGCGTAATTGAGAATGAAGAAGAATATGTTGACTTTGTAACCTCTCTCCGAAAGGAAATGATTGAGGAATGTGAGACAACTGACTTCTATTGCTGCCATCTTTATGATGAAGAAGGCAACATGCTCCGTTCGTTTGACTATGAAACATTTAAGGAAGAGGAAAACCCGACTTCTCAACCGACTATCACTTATGAAGGAATGCTTAACGCTATGCCGATCATGGACAAAGATGATGTTAAGACATTCTTGAAAGCAGGACTTAACGTTTAACAACTAAAGGAGAAACCACTATGAAGTTTCAAGTAACATACACAGCCGTTCGTGAATTTGAAATCCCCGACGGAGCAACCGATGAAGAATACGATGCAATGAAGGAAATCATCGTGGCAAGCATTGGTACCACAACCGTCACACCGCAGGACGTAAAGGTCAAGCGCATTGATGTGCCTGCCGAACCGCAGCCTGCATACGAAATCAACAAAGAATGTCAAGACTAGGAGATTAAGATGGGTGTCGTTTTTGTCTTCGCATTTATCATTCTTTGCTTTGCTTCACCGTTCATTTTCGGTCTTCTTATGAAGCTCGGAAATACAGACGGTAAAGTTGACACCAAAAAGTACTTCTGCGTTGCAGAAGCATTTGGAAAGAAGTTTTGGATTCCAAATGATGTACTTGCCTCGGACCCGAACCTGACCAAAACTGAGCTATATGAAGCATTCACACAGCTATCCGCTAATCTTAAACAGTACCCCGACTGTGAGAATAGTGAGGATGTGCTGATAACATACTCAACTGCCAATGGAAACAGATACTTCAATATCGTTCCTATGGCTAAAAGGAAAGGAAAATAAAATATGTATGGAAAGAAGCTCGCTTACATCGTTAAGGTAGGTGAAATCAGAAACATCCCAGGTGCTGACCGCATTGAGTTGGCATCTGTAATGGACTACACTGTTGTAGTAAAGAAGAACGAATACAAGCCAGGTGATTTGGCTATGTATGTGGAAGTTGACTCTGTCCTTCCTGACGGTCTTTCTCCTGAACTTAAGGTAAAGTATGATTCTATCAAGGATGGTACTGCCCTCGGTGAGACTGCAACTGAAGAGGAAGTGAAGGCAGCTCTTGCTGCTGTTCAAGCACAGTCCAAGTTCCCATACTTCGAGTTCTTGAGAGACAAGAAGTTCAAGATTAAGTCTATGAAGCTCTCCAAGTTCGGAGTAATTTCTCAAGGTATTCTCTTCAAGCCTTCCGACATCGGACTTGACAAGGTCAAGGAAGGTCAGGACTACACTGCTAAGTTTGAAATCACTGAAGCAATTCAGGACGAAGAGGAAGCAGGAGTAGTAGGCGGAGAGAAGGACAACTGGTTTGTCAGAAAGTTGATGAGATTCTCTTGGTTCCGCAACCTCCGTAAGGCTCATCAGATCGTTGAGGGTTGGGACGCAACCTTCCCTGGAAAGTCTGACGAAGAAAATGTTCAGAAGCTCTACAAGAGAATGTATGAACAGTATGCAGACAAGGAATGGGTTGCTACTGAGAAGTTGGAAGGTCAGAACATCTCTATCTTCTCTGAAATGGTCATGAAGCCTACATTCCTTGGTTTGTTCAGAAAGAAGGAAGTCAAGGACATCGGTGTCTGCTCTAGAACTCGCCGTCTCCGTCCTAACGGAACTGGTAAGAACTTCTGGGACACTGTAAAGAGACTTGGTCTTGATGAAAAGATTAAGAACATTCCTGGTGAATGGTGGTGCCGTGGTGAACATTGCGGACCTAACATTCAAGGTAACATCTACAAGTTGCCTCAGACTCAGGTCATCTTCTTTGACTTCTACCGTAAGGAGAAGTACCTTGATGTTAAGAACGGCAAGAAGATGAAGTCTCGTTGGGTCAAGTTGAACTACGAAGACTCTAAGCTCTTTGCTGAACAGTGGGGACTTCCTTTCGTTCCTGTTCTTGACGAGCATTACAAGTTGCCTGCAGGAACTGTGAACGAGCAAGGTGTTGAAGTATCTGGTGCTGACATCATGCTTCAACAGTCTGACAAGAACACTGTCTTCGGAAACAACCTCAAGCACAAGAGAGAAGGATTCGTTCTTCGTCTCCGTGATGACTACAATGTTTCCTTTAAGGTAAAGAACCCTAACTACTCTATCTAAGAGGACTTATGGAGTTCAATTTCTTTGTAGTTAAATTGACGGGCCACGGATATACAGATGTCCACTACCTCGGAAAGAGGAATGCTCGGACATGTATCTGCAAGGCCCTTCATGAGGCTCACCATTATAAGATGGAAACATGGGCTCGTAAAATGGCGGAAGCATATCAGTCTAAAGGCTGGGAAACCGAAATTGAAGAGTACCATGCGACCTTTGTGAGAAAGTTAGATGTCGGTAACGTTTAAAAGGATGGAAATGGAAAGATACAAGATTCTTGTAGAAACCCGAGAAATAACCTTTACGCACCCAAAAACTGGCGCTAAAATAATTTATCAACCGAAGCAGTTGATGTACTTCAAGCGCTATGGAAAAGATGAGAATGAGGTGAGAAATGTCCTTAAAGAACAGCTCTTACCTTATTACGGCACCGATTATGACATTCGTTCTATCGAGATAGATAAAACAAAACCTGTCTCGTAATTAGAAAAATCTTGTTTTTTCTTTTGCATTTGGGTTGACAGTTGACCCAAATGTTTTTATTTTTACAAAAAAGCAAAAGGACAATATGAAAAAGCTCTTAAAGAAAATCATAAGACATTACTTGCATTTCAAGAACCTTAAGGAGTTCTACACCGATGAGAAATGCACTGTCAAGCCGGACATTAACTCGCCTGATTTGGATATTTCAGTTGATGTAACTTATGATCTGCTTATTGATTGCTTCAAAGAATTTTACCCTCTCTTCATCATGCTGATTATCATTCTTATCGGTCTTTGGTGGATAGTGGTATGAAGCAGACGGATCTTGACAAACTTTTTGCAGCGATAGCGATGATTGTCTCTATCGCTTTTATTATCATTTTCTTGGTGGTATAGAAATGCTTTCCTATGAAAAATTGAAAACGAAGTATCCTGAGTTTGAGAAGGATCTTGACCTGATAGCAAAGTCTGTCAGGCGTGTTTTTGGCGATGACGCTGAAAAGATCTTTGATGACTCTAAAGAAAATTTCAAGACGCTTGACGAGGCCTGGGAACAGAAGAAGGCTGGAAACAATGCAATGTACATGCGTCTTTCTTGTGCTTACGAAATGTCGTTTAATGACGATGAAGATGCTCTGCGACATTGGTGTAGGACTTGTGAATTGTCTCCTGATTGGGACAAACTTTCAAAAGAAGAACTTAAAGAACTGTTTATGAATGGGAGACTACTATAATGAAAAACATTTTCCGTGATGAGGTGAAGCCGTATGACAAGCCGCGCTTCCCTATAGAAGTCGTGAAAAAAGCGTTTGAAAAAGACGGGACTTTTTATATCATGAAAGAAAGCAAAGGCTTTATTGAATTTATGAAGAAAGGATATAAAGCCTCTGAAGGATTTCAATTCTGCTTTAAAGATGCAAATGACAAAACATACGATGAAGACTGTGATGATGCTGCATTTCCTGATGGCGAAGCAGTCTTGATTGGAATGCAGCCTTGGGTTGCTGTTGATTGGGCAGACGCTGCTGACTATAAGTCCGTTCAAGAAATGATTGATGAAGCAAACTGGTGCATTGAAAAATACGGAAAAAAATTTAAAATCAAAGAGGTAAAGTAACATGCATTACATTTATGGATTTGCCGCTGACCCGATTACGAAAGCTCATATTGAGATTATCAAGAAGGTCAAGAAACTGCTTAAGGATGGTGATGAACTTATCATCGCTGTAACGAACAATGACGAAAAGGAATACGGTGCTTGCATCAATTCCCGTATGATGCTTGTCTGTGCTTCTCTTAAGGGAATGCTCAGTAAGAATGTCAAAGTCGTTGAACAGGCTTACAGAATGTATCAGTTCATTCGTCAAGACGTTAAACCTGAAGATGACAACGATTATACGATTGTTATTGGCGGCGACGAATGGAAGTCGCTTAAGGCCGGTGAGTGGGTTCATTCCGACTTGCTTTTGAAGAACTTCAAGTTCCTGGTCTTTACCCGTGAAGATAACCTTGTAGAACATCTTGATAATGTCCAGATCATGAAGCTGGATTTGCCTGACTGTTCTTCGTCTAAAGTTCGTCGGATCTTTGACCGAAATCCTGAAACCCATTATGATGAAGTCAATGATTGCTTGACTCATAAGGCGTTCCGTGAAATTAAGGACTGGGGACTTTATCATCAGAACAAACCTGAGTATGATAAGGAAGAACTCAAGTTCCTTCAGGAATATGCAAAGAAGAAAGAAGAAAATCATTGGGGCGAGCCTTCTGTCACAACTGACACTATCGCTTGGAACGGTGATGAAATTCTTCTTATCCGTAGAAAGAAACCGCCTTTCCAAAATTACTGGGCTTTGCCTGGTGGATTCTTTGAAAAGACAGACGAAGACTTGGCTTACGGCGCTGCACGAGAATTGAAGGAAGAAACTGGTCTTAATTATGATCCTGAGAAGTTCCAGCAGATTAAGGCTTACGGACATAACTTTGACCCAAGAATGAAGATCGTTGATGTAGCCTTTGCAGTAAGAATCTCCAAGCAGGATATGAAACTTGCTAAGGGCGATGATGACGCAGCAGAAGCAAGATGGTTCAATGTTAATGACCTTCCGCATCTCGCATTCCATCATGCACAAATCATCAATGACTGGGGAAACAAGACAGAAAGGTGGGACGGCTAATGGAAGCAAAAGTTAAACATGTAGAAGATAAGAAGGCAAATGACCTTCTCTATAAGATTGCTGAAACGCACATGCTTACTTGGAAGGACGTTTATGACCGCAATAAAGAATTTAAGAATAAGAAGATGATCATGCCTCTTCCTATTCCCGTTGAACTTGACGGTCAAACATACAATGCGATGTGCTTGATGGAAATGTCAGATGATCCGAAAGTGCCTCAAGTCACACCGCAATTGGTTTATTATGACAAAGACAGATATGAACTTTGTCTTTCACCAAAAGTAAAAGATATGATCATTCAAGAAGCCGAAGGCGGCAACTAAAAGAGGTAATAAAAATGTGGATTCTCATTATGACTATCGTCTTTGCAGGTAATTCCGGTTATGCGGGTTGGGGCAGTTCAACGGTAGCAACTCAGGAATTTAATAGTGCTGCTACATGCCGCTTTGCAGGTGCGGAATGGGCAAAGGCTCAACCTAGTGTAAGGAATAACCAGAGTAATGGCGGCTCCGTTAACTGGGTTTGTGTTCAAAAGTAAGGAAAGTATTAAAGGAGTAAAACTATGGCAAGATATGCTAAGAAAGGTTCAACTCGTCAAGACATCATTCAAAAGATGCTTGAGTTTATCAGAAAGGACCAAGAAATTGACCCAGAAGATTTTGATGAAACTGACGAAGACCAGATAATTTGTCAGTATCTGTCTTCTATGGCTTACAGCGACACGCAGGCTCGTAAGGATCTTGAAAAGATTGATTTTGACTTCGAGAACTGTGAAGGAGCTACTGAAGGTTCTCGCGTTCTTCCTGATGGAACCGCTATCGTCTGGTGTTGGGCAGGCGGCGACTGGGAATATCCCGTCCACTTTGTCGTCTATCTTGACCCGTCTGATAAGCTCCGTGCTTACATTCCTTCGGACGGTAACATTTACTGTCATACCTGTAAGTGTGCCTGTGGTACCTGCGGTGACTACCAGCCTTGTGCTAATCAAGAATGGTCAGACAAGATTATGGACGAACAGCCGGATCCTGATTGGTCAAAGATGCAGGCTGACGTCGTGAAAAGAATTCAAACAAAATAAAAGGAAACATACTATGGCAAAGAAAAATCACATTATCACTTTCACAATGGGCGATCCGTCAGGCGATGGCTCTGGTCTTAAAGAAGATTGGACTATCTGCGCTAATCATTCCGGTAAGGAGATTGATAAAGCTCTTGAAAAGTGTGCTAAAGAACTTGGCTGCGACGTTCAAAAAATGTGCAGCGACTACGAAGACAGATATATTCGCGGCGAAGCCCTTGACAAGCTTCTTGAGCTCGGAATCATTAAGGAAGAGTATCTTGAAAATGATGATGACGACGATGATGATAAGCGCTACTGGGTTGATGGCGACGACGACTTTGTTTCCATCGCTATGGAATTGGTCAAGCACTTCATTCCTGACTTTGAATGGGAACGTTACTACATTCCGAATCAAGAACAGAGCTTCCAGTTAGAAGGCGCAGGCTATGGTTTGTTTAGCCTTTAGTCTTTAAGAAAGATCTTATAAATTTGGGGTTTACAAGACCCCAAGTTTTTTATATTTTTGTTTTAGAAAACTTTAAAAGAGGAACTTAAAATGAGAGATGCTGCTCGTCTTGATACCTTCTATGAACAACTGAAGGAAATTCACAAGAAGAACTTCCCAGACTGGCGTTTTGGTCAGTTTATGTCAAACTTTTGCAGCTGGTATGGAATGGACATCTTCTATCTTGAAGAAGACAGGTTCCTTGAGAAAGTAGCACATTTTATCACTGCTAATGTAATTCACACTAAGTATGTGAGTGGAAGTACTAAGACTCCTAACTCACGAGGAAACACTTAATGGCAAGCAACTTTAAATTTTGGATGTCTCCGATTGGCGAGAATGTCAGTTATGTATGGGGAGACAAGAAATGTTATTTACTTGATAACATTGACAAGCGGGATGAGAAGGATTATGTAATCTCCGGCCAAATTCTTAAGGACAATAAGTGCCTTAACCGTATGGGCTGGGGAAGAATGACTTACTTCGAGTTCCCGCTCTTTAAGGAATTTGAACCTTCCAAGCCGATGTACATCAAGCTCTGCACTCACGGCGACTTCAGGTCAGATTTCAATTTCACACTGAAACCTTACTGGTTTAAGAAGTTTGACTGTGTAGGACGTTTGCATCTTGAACCTGCTTGGCATGATGACTGGGAAGATGGCGACTTTGCCAGCTATAACACCAATGAAGAACTTACCATCCCGCTTTCTGAAGTGAAGGCTATATCTTGGGGTCAGGTTCCTTGGCAAGTTTCTAACAGGACAACCCAGCTTGAATACGGAACTCCAAGATATTTGAAGGTTGCTAAACTTCTTTACTTGCTTACTCTTTACAATGACGCTTGGCCGTTGAAGAGTAATGAAAATGAGAACAGAGCAAGACCTTCTGTTCATCATAAGGGTTTCAAGCCGCTCTTCCCTCTCGAGAACTTCAGATTTAAATCTGAAGACAGTGATGCAGAGTATTGGCTGTTCGGTACTGTGTCTGAAATCTTGCCTAATGTCGGCAAGAAGTTTGAAAACATTGATGATGACGACAGACGTGACTTGGTATTCCAGACTATTGGAAAGCAGACAAGAGTGCAGTCGCCCTTGCCGCGTGAGGAGTATCACAAGTTCTTTGAGATGAAAAATGATGGAACTCCCAAGAACTTGATTTATCCTGCTGGACATCTTGACCAGATAGATGTAAAAATTCATGACCACAAGTATACTTATAGAACTTGGAATTGGGAAGATGAATGCTACGGATATGGGTGTGACGAACTGTCGGAAAAATCAGATGTATGTCAGTGCTACGCAAATACAAGAATCATGCTTGTTAAGTACATGATGATTAACGACTATTATCAACTCAAGCTTAATGAATGCACTGGCTTTTATGAAGGACCGATTGAATTTTATCCACATGTAACTACACTAACCACAACTGAAAAGGAAACAGAAATGAATCAAGAAGTCGGATACGATTATGACCGCTGGGGTGACGAACTAAAGCATCAGCAAGAAATGCAAGGTTACGATTGTGACCGCTGGGGTGATGAACGAAAGAACCAGCAAGAAATGCTGGACTTTGTCGCAAGATGCCGCGCAAATACAATGCTGCGCCGCAGCGCTGAACCAAATGAACTTGAAAAAATAAAGAATGATCTGTCAGAGAAGGTTCGCCAACTTATGGAAAGCAATCTTGGCTTAAAGAAAAAGGAAGAAAAGAAAATGGTAAAGAAGAAGAAAGTTCTTAAGAACGTTCAGAGATTAGATGTCTATCTTAATGATAACATGCTTCCATCTCTCCTCGTCATTCCTGTAAATCAGAAGAATCTCAACGATGTCGCTAGCTATCTTCAGTCTCGCGGCATGAAGGTAGATTATGACTCTAAGATCTACAGAAATCCGGAAACTGACCGTAATGAAGTTGGTCTTACTTTGAAACTTTCTTGGGCACACGAATATAAGTTTGACATTGATGCTACCAAGCCTGATGTCTGCATCTTAATCAACCAAGACAACGGACGTATTCCTCACCTTTGTGAACAGATGGGTGACTTCACTGTAAGACAGATGACTAATCGTGAAATTATGGATATGTGTAATTGCTTTTATGACGGCCATCTTCATTGCTGGCTCAACACTCCAATGGATCTTGACTTTGAAATTGAAGTTAAAGAAAAGCAAGACGCGGAAGTTAAGGAAGAACGCATTACCTTGAAGAAGCCTGCTAAGAAGGCAGACGCTGTAACAACTTACTCTTTCATGGAAATGCCTGTAATTACTCTTAAGAGAAACAAAAAGCAAAAAATCTAATTCAACGGGTTGCCAAACAACCCATTTATTTTTATATTTACTACGTAATCAAACAAAACTCAAACCTCCAAACAAAAAGGAAAATTTACTATGAATCTCAACCTCGGTAACATGTTTAACGGTATGTTCGGAAAGATGAATAAGGGCGACTTCGCTCTTTCTCTTGACGGCCAGCTTGCAGTCAACACCAGCAAAGGTTACAAGACCTTTGATGTGAACACCAAGCGTCTTACCAACGTCACTGAACTCTGCATGAACGGAATTGATATGTTCTTCGTCATGCCGACCGCAAAGGTCAAGACTGGTGATGTCATTATCGTTGATGGCGAAGCAAAGTGCGTCATCAAGGTCAACGGCAAGGACGAAGGAACCGTCACTGTCATTGACTATGAAACTAACAAGCGTGAAGACATCTATCCTGAACATCATGTTCTTTGGGGTGCTTCCTACTTCTACGGTAAGGTCGTAAATCCGTTCGGAAAGCAGTTCGGCAAGGGCGGCAACGCGCTTAAGAGCATGCTTGGCCTTGCTGTCATGCAGGAAGTGATGAACAACGGCAACCTCTTCGGCGGAAAGGCAACTGGCAAGACCGCTGCTGACCAGAATCCTATGGGCCAGATGTTCCAGGGAATCATGCCGCTCCTCGCTATGCAGACTATGCTTGGCGGTGGAAACGGTGGCCTTCTTGGCGGTTTGGACTTCGGTAAGATGTTTGACATTGACTTCGATGAAGGCGATGAAACTGCTCCGGCACCTCAGACTCTTAACGAAAACAAGAACGAAGACAAGTAAGTCTTTAACCTTTGAACTGCTAGGTAACTAGCAGTTCTTTCCTTATTTTTATGAATATGAAAGAACTTTTTCTTCGCCTCTTTAAGCCGGACCTTACAATTACACAGAATGTAGGCCGCTATCTTGCCTGTCAGCAGTATCAGCAATGTTCTGTCTATCTGCATAAGTGCAAGAAGGAAACTCCGAAACTTCTGAAGCGAAACTTCAACTACCTCATCGGTATCTCGCAGAATCCTGAAAAGATGCACCGCTACAAGTTCGTCAATGAACTGTATGAACTCTGCTTCAAAGAAAAGTCCAAGTACTACAATGAAGCATTTTACAAGCAGTGTGTAGAGGCTGAACCGAATGAAATGGACAAGCCGGTTGACGCATACATTACTGCGCTGCAGCCGTATTTTAAAGATTAAAAAGGAAACACAAAATGGCACATTTACCGCAGATCATTACACATCTCACGGACAATGACTACTACAAGTACACAATGGGTCAGATGTTCGTGCATCAGTTCCACGATATGAAGGTCGAGTGGACTTACAAGAACCGCGACCCAGAACGTCATTTCACTAAGGAAATGATTGACGAAATCAACTATCAGATTGACCTTTATTCCAAACTCCGTTATACACAGTGGGAACTTTCTAACTTCAAGAAGATTGACCACATGAAGGACGACTACGTTCGCTTCCTTCAGCGTTACACAATTGACCGTGATGAAATCACTTGCGTCTTTGACGAAAAGATTCAACAGCCGGAAATCCATTTCCGTGGCTACAATGTTGACGTTTCTTATCACGAAGTTCCGGTGATGTCCATCGTTTCGGAAGTTTGGTTCCGTATGACCTACACTCCGGAAGAACAGAAGCAGATCATTGAAGACGCTAAGAAGCGCTTCATCGCCAAGGTTGAGAAACTCATCAAGGGTGAAATCAAGATCGGTGCTTTCTCGGAATTTGGTACTCGTCGTCGTTTCTGTAAGGAGTTCCAAGAATGGGCTCTCCGTTACATCAGTCAGTTCCAGTTCAAGGGAACGAAGTTTGTTGGTACTTCCAATGTTTACTTCTCGTTCTTGTTCGGCACCAAGCCGATTGGAACTATGGCTCACGAAGCGATTGAACTTGTAGGTCAGGGTCTTCCGCAGCATAACCCGGCATATTCCAACATGTACATGATGAAGCATTGGATTAAGGAATATGGCGACAAGAACGGTATCTATCTTACCGACTGCGTCACGACTGACTGCTTCTTGAAGGACTTCAAGGCACCTGTCGCAAAGGTCTTTGGTGGTGTCAGACATGACTCGGCAGACCCGATTGCTTGGGGCGAGAAGATGCTTGCTCACTACATGGCTCTCGGTATCAAGACTCAGGAAAAGACCCTCTTGTTCTCTGACTCGTTGAACTTTGAAAAAGCAGAAGTTATCTACCAGCGCTTCAGCCTCCGCTGCAATGTCGCCTTTGGTATCGGTACTTGGCTGCTTAACGATACGGGTTGGTTCAAGCCGATGAATCAGGTCATCAAGTTGACAGAAGTCAACGGAATCCCGGTATGTAAGGTATCGGACGATGACGGTAAGTTTATGGGTAAGAGCGAAGAATATCACGAATACTTGAAGCGTGCTATTAAGTGGAGAGTTGAACATGAGTAAAGAATTCGGCGAGAAGGAAGCAAACCGCGCATTTCATGTTGCGATTATTATTGCAGCAGCCGTAATACTTCTCGTTCTTGTTCTATGCCCGAAGATTCCCGCTGAAAACAAGTCGCTTAATGTCTGCAGGAACGGCGTCTGTTATGAACAGCAAGTCGAGAACTTCAAGACATATAAGTGGCTGACTACTCAAGATGGCACAAAGTTTATCCGCATCTATACCTATGATGGAAAACTTGTTGACATCTACGGACGAGACATTACGATTGAAATTCAAAAAGACAAAAATGTAAAAAGGAAGAAATAAAAATGGCTAAGAAGCTCCAGATTTTGATTGACGGCCAGAAGGATTTTATTGACGGCGCTCTCGCTAACCCCGAAGCACAGAAGCGTCTTCCTAACCTTGTTGCCCGCATTAACGCTCATGACGGCGACCTCATCGCTACTCATGACACACACTTCAATAAGGTTCAAGTTGAAAGCAACTGGCCTCCTCAGGAAGGAATTGCTTATGAAGATTCTTACGAACACAAGTTCGCTGGTCTTCCTGCTCATTGCATTAAGCTAACTGAAGGCTGGGAAATCCATCCGACTTTGCTTAAGGCATGTCAGGCAAAGAACGGAATGAACGGTCCGACTAAGTTCTTCTGCATTGACAAGTATACATTCGGTTGGGACGGTTGGAAGGAATACCTTAAGCAGTTCAAGTTTGATGAAATTGAATTGTTCGGTTTCTGCACTGACATCTGTGTGATCTCGAACGCTCTCATTCTTCGTTCGCTTTTCCCGAACATGAAGATTACGGTCGTTGAAAACTGCTGCGCCGGCATCACTCCGGAATCGCATGAAGCAGCTCTCACCGTTATGGCAATGAACCAGATTACTGTGGAGCGTTAAGATGGAACCGAAAGATTTGGCAGAAGCACTTGTCGCATGGCTTAAGCGTCAGCAGGAAATTAAGGGCTTTGAAAAGGCAGTCGTCGGCATCTCCGGCGGTAAGGACTCTTCGGTAGTCGCTGCTCTTTGCGTCAAGGCATTCGGAAAAGAGAATGTTCTTGGTGTCATGCTGCCCAACGGCGTTCAGAAGGATATCAGCGACTCGATGCGTGTATGCGACCACTTGCAGATTCCTCGCATGACCCTTAACATTGAAGGCGCCTTTGAGTCCATTATTGGACAGGTTCCGTTCGCAACATATGATTCTCGCACAAACCTTCCTGCCCGTCTTCGCATGGCTTCGCTGCACTGCATTGCTCAAGGCATGAAGAAGGCATTCGTCATCGGTACTTGTAACCGAAGCGAAGACATTGTAGGCTATGCAACTTGGGGTGGAGACAACTTCACTTCCATCATGCCTATTGCTCGCTTGACGACAGAAGAAGTTGTTGCAGTGGGTGACGAACTTGGTCTCCCTTATGATCTCACGCATAAGACTCCGGTTGATGGTCTTCAGGATCTTTCTGATGAACAGAAACTCGGCTTTACTTATCACGAAGTAAATGAACTTATTCGTGAAGGCAAGCAGGGACCGCATTACAATAAGATCATGGATATGTTCAAGAGAAATCGTTTCAAACTTGACTATCTACGTCTGCCGGCATACATTCCACCGATGAACGATACATTCGTTCCTCTTCTTGAGCAGTTGCCTCCGGAAGAATAGGATGTAGGTATATATGAAGTTTTTATCTTTTCTTGAAAATATATACCTTAACTGATAAGGAAAGAATTCAAAAATTTGGGGTTGCCAATACCCCAAATCTTTTTTATATTTTACTCAGTTAAAAATTGAAACAAACAACCGCTGTTTAATTAGATTCGCACAGCAAAGCACACAAAAGAATCTAGAAAGGAGAAACATTATGGCAGGCTTTTACGATAAGCTTAAGGCAGAACTTGATAAGGCAACAAAGCGCACAGAGAATGGCGCAGTCGGTTTTGAGACCTCAGGATCGGCTCTCGTTGATATGAACTGGAAGGTAACAGGTTACCGAACAAAGCCAGAAAATGAAATTGTGAATGACTTCTTGAAGGCATTCTCTGAGAACCCGGAACTCGCTACAAAGTGGATGTTCTATGCAGGTGACGTAAGAGAAGGTCTCGGCGAGCGTCGTCTTTTCCGAACTTTGGTCAAGCATGTCATTCCACTTTTCCCGCATCTCATTCCGCAGATCGGTGTGTACTCTCGCTTTGACATCTTGTCAGAGTTGTTCGGTACTACAGCTGAGCAGGAAATGTTGACTTATGTCCAGAAGACTCTTTTGGAAGACATCAACAACATGAAGGCAGGAAAGTCAGTATCCTTGCTTGCCAAGTGGCTTCCTTCTGTGAACACCTCTTCTAAGGCTGCTCGCCAGCTTGCCTTGAAGTACATCAAGGCTATGAAGATCTCTCCAGCAGAGTACCGTAAGATGCTCTCTGGACTTCGTAAGTACATCGGTGTCATCGAGCAGAAGATCTGTGCGAAGGAGTGGGGTGACATTGACTATGAGAAGGTGCCGTCAAAGGCTAACCTCAAGTATAAGAACGCCTTCCTCCGCAATGACGAAACTCGTCGTCGTGAGTTCTTGGGCAAGTTGGTCAAGGGCGAGGCAAAGATTCATTCCGCTGCATGCTTCCCGCATGACATTATCGCTTCTTATGGTCTTACTCGTTGGGGTAATAAGAACGGTCCTGTAGACGCAGCTCTTGAGGGTATGTGGAAGGGTCTTCCAGCACGAGATGCATCGGCTAAGCCGGTCATCGTTGTTCGTGACGGTTCAGGCTCTATGGACCGCGGAATCAGCGGAACAAATGCAACTCCGCTTGACATCGCTACTGCACTTGCCATTTACTTCTCTGAGCATTGCTCTCCGGAGTATAAGGACAAGTTCATTACATTCTCTTCTTCGCCGAAGTATGTAGACTTGTCTAACTTGACAACTTTGCGTGACAAGATTGTCCGTGCAGTTCAAGAAGCAGACATTTCTAACACAAACATCGAGAAGGTGTTTGACCTCCTTCTCCAGACTGCCCGTCATGCACATCTTGACCAGAAGGAAATCCCTGAGGTCTTGATTATCTCCGACATGGAGTTTGACTGCGCTACTACACATCGTCCTAGCCAGACTTTGTTTGGTAAGATCGCTCAGGACTGGAAGAACGCAGGCTACACACTTCCTGGCATCACATTCTGGAACGTTTGCGGACGCACAAATACTGTGCCTATGCAGACTAACCCGTCTGGTGTCAAGTTGGTATCTGGCTTCAGCCAGAACGCCATCGAGATTGTGATGAATGACGCTAAGGGACCGTTTGAGGCTTTGAAGAAGGTCTTGCTCGGTGACCGTTACGCTCCGATCACAATTAAGTAAGAAATAAATAGTTGGCTAGATGGATTGCTTCGCCATCTAGCCGCTTTGTGTTATGAATTACCAGGCACAAAGATTTAAATGATGAAGCGTTAGGACACGAAATGGTCCTAAGGAGTAAAGATATGGATAATCAGAATGAACAGTTGTTTTCTACATTAGCAGACGCTTTCCGTGCTAACATTGAAGAAGTGGCACCGCTCGTCCGTGACACAGTTAACCGTTTGGCACCTGATGTGGCCGCAGCGGTTAAGGCGGAAAAGGAAGCTCTCGAAATGGATCTTAACACAGTCCCATGCAACATCTTCGTTGATAAGAATGGCGATAAGATCGTAGAAGTAGCTGTCCCGGGTAAGACTAAGGAAAATGTTTCTGTGAAGGTTGGTGGTACTCTTCAGAAGAACACCGCTGCTTTCCGTTATCTGACTGCTAACAAGGTTCTTCCAGACGCTACCTTGCTTCGCATTGAAGTTAAGGCACCTGTAGACGCCGACAAGGAGTATGCAGAAGCTCGTCGTAAGGGAATCGTTCGCATCAAGGGAATGACTTCAATGACTTTCTCTGTGCCGGTTGAGAACATTTATGATCTCAAGAACGCTAAGCCGAAGGTCGAGAATGGTCTTCTTACCATTCGTATCCCGAAGAAGCCAGAAGAAACACCGGTAGAATTGACTATTGAATAGTTAGTTCTCTGATTTTTCGGAAAAATCATTAACAGGAGGAGAAATTCTCCTGTTTTTCTTTTTGGAAAGATTTTCGTCAAAACCATTGACAAAATCTCTTATTTAAAGCGATAATATAACTGTATAGCGAGCCGATTTAGAAGGCTTAGAATTCATGGAAACCCACTAAAAACAGGAGCTAAAAGATGCAGTGCAGCAGAGAACAAGTAGAAACTATCGCTGAAGAAACTGGCTTGACTATTAAGAAACATAAAGGCATGCATGCAGACTTTGGAGCGAATGCCTGGGTATTCTTATGGGACTTGAAACTCTATAATGGGGACGAAATTATCGCTATCTTTCAAGAAACTAATCAGAAAAGCGATGTTTTCAACCTGAGCTTCATTAACTCGCTTACATACTTTGACAACATGGCTTTGCATGACATTCAGACGACTGAAGAATGTAAGAAAGCAATTTTTTACACGCTTCGCCGTCTTAAGGAAATAGGCGTTGAAAATAAGCGTGATGAAATTAAGAACGCTTCTGCTGATTTTGAGGTTTAGAAAGTTTTCTTGAAATTTTCGTCTGTGGAGGGTTTACAAGCCCTCCATTTTTTGTTATATTTGTCTATATAACCACTGCTAAACTTAGGTTCTAACTATGCCAAAAAATCCTGAAGACAGGTATCCGAAGTACTTTGAAGACGAAAATGTCTACAATGAACAGCGTGAACGGTTCCGAAGAAAGTATGATAGCTTTGAGATTGACTATAAGAAGCTTGAGAAGATTGCAGAAAAGTGGGGACTGGACATTAAAGGTGAAGAAGGTGATGCTTATCTTGGAGTTTACACACCTGTGAATCAGATCTTTGCAGATTTACATTCCGAGACATTTTTCAACCTTAAGAGAATGAATCGGTGGGACACTGGTTACGGTCCAATGTATGATCGTTGTGGTAACACAAGATACAGAATCAACTATCTTAATCATCAGCTCCTTGACATTAAGAGTTGGGGAAAGCTCTATGGACGATATGTTGGAGAAGATGATATGGACCGACTTTTTATGTCCGATGACCCATGGTCTGGCAACAGAGTCTTTCAATATGAAAAGAAGATCATTCTTTTTGACCCTCTCATCAGAAATGATTATGAATTTGAAAAATGCATAGCAACAGCTATAGGAAAGTTTAAGCAACTTGAGAATGAATGGCGAGTCAACAGAATTAAGACTTGCGGTAAGGATTATGAAGTATGAACACAGCCGGTTTAATTGCTGAACTTGATGAACTTTCTGATTTACATGACCCAAACATTTCAGTTTATGGACGAGTTAAAGCAACAAAAGAACAACTTGAGACTTTATGTAGACGTTGTAATTTGGTATTAGACGTAGACCGTGACAAGTCAACTGGTCGTATTGGACTTATGATTTATTCTAAGTATTTAGACAGCGGCCTTGACTGCGTTGGAACATTCCGAAAGTCTCAACATAAAGCTTATGATCTTGCTACGCTTGAACCTACTGACATTTATGAGATAACAAGTTTCTATCCGAAGGTTGAAAAGACAGAAGCACAGACAGATCCGAATGATCCTGGGTATCATGAAACTTTGATAACATCTGAAATGAAGTCTTGCTATTCTGAGCTACATAATATCATAGATGTAGAAAGAATCATTATGGAAGTAACGCTGCCTACACTTGCTAGACTATCAAAGGAAATGCAGCAAAAGGAAATTGAAGATGCCGGAAACGAATACACAGCCTAGATGCATTATGTTTGACTATTTTAAGTTAAAAGTTTTCTGCAGAGAGAATGGACTTAGAGTCCAGTATAGTGGGATAGGTCAACCTTTCATTTCTGAAGGACCTGTCTTGCAGTATGAAAACGAATCTGAATATGTAACACCTGGCCTTAAGATTGTCGGAATGGCTGGTGTGTTCATTGCTAATTCATACTTAAACGAAGGCGAAGATGTTTTCTTGTCAACTTATATAGTAGAGGATGATAGAGGCAAAAAGTGGGCAACTGTCAGATACCCGTTCTTTGACTACAACAGTTGGGAAACGACGCCTGATAGGTATGAACATCGTTTGCTCCGAGCAGAGACAAAAAGCGTTAGTCTTGAAAAAAGTGACCTTGAAGACATTAATGATTTTAACACACTTTATCACAAGTTGATGAAACTTAGAGCATTTTTAGCAAAAGTAAAAAACGAAGAAAGACAACTTATTATTAAAAGAGCAGGTAACGAATATGATTGTGCCGAAAATTGAAGACATGAAGAAGATTGCTGAACATCTGGAAGACTTTAGAAATAAGCATTACCAGCCCGCTGAAATCTATGACTATTCATGGGATTTTGTTCAAGAAGCAGTGGACATTTTTACGCGAGAAATGTTCAGAGAAGAAAGACATAACAACACGCTTAACTTGTTGTCCATTGATGAAGTCAGACGCATTGAGGATGATAAACTCAACGCTTTCAGAAATGGTCTTTTTAAGGGCGGACAGAATACATTCATCAAACTTAATCTTATGTTCAACGCTCTTGCTCTTCTCGGAAATCACTGTCAAGAACTTGGGTATGATGTATTCTATTATCATGACAATGTGGATACGGCTATGCAAGCATGTAATAGAACATACATTGAAACTGGAAAAGCTCTGCCTGTTCCGATTAGAATTGCTCTTCCAGAAGAACATATTCCCGATATTCATGACAGGCTTGTTTTCAAACTTTGCATTGACAAGAAAAGCCAGGAAATGATTAAGGATATTTTCTGTCTTCTGAAGTATGTGCCTCTGCGTAAGGCATACATTTTTAGTGAGAAATGCAAATATGTCGGCGATGATCCGAATAAGTTTACTCGCTGCGCCTATGATGAACAGTATCCTTATAATGAGAAGTCACAGCCTGCTTGGGCAGATGAAAATCGTTTCTTAATCACGAATCTAAGCGGACTTACATGGAAGATTGATTATGAAGCACCGCAACACACTCAAGCAAACATAGATAATTTTCAGAACATACTTGACCAATATGAAACTTTGATGAGACAGTATAAAACCATGTGTAAGGAATCTCGCTTACACGACATCAAGTCAGCATCAGAGGAGTATGAAACAAAAGTTTAAGATTAAAGTTACGGTCATACCTCCAAAAGACATGTCTGAAATTTCTCCCGAGGAACTTCAGAAGATGCTGATAGGTGGTTTACAAAATGAGATTACTCAAGAGATTGACCGTGAAACAATAAAGAAAATGGTGGAAATGTATGAGCAAGAAAAAGAAAGCAGACTCGTCTTCGTTCAAGATCGGACAGAAGATCTCGGCGGTGGACTCATCATCGGAGACCGGCTGGCAGCCTATCATACAAAAGATAAGTTTGCCTTTGGAGAAAGCAATAAAAGTGAAGACGCGACCCATCGCTTCGTCAACACGCTTAATGACTACTTTCGAGTCGGAGATATGGGACGATCTTGAAGAGAAAGGCTATGAAGATGAAGATATTGAAGAAATTCTTGAGGTGGTAATGAAATATGTCAACGTTTAAAATAGCAAGTAAATTCAAAACGGAAGCAGAGAAGAAGGCAGAAGAACACGCCATCTTAGATGCCGCTTGGGCAGCCGTTCCTCCGTATGAAGAAGCGGGACCCAGAGTTAAAATCATGAAGAAAACAACTGAACTTTTGGAAGAAGACCGGAAGAAAACAGGAGTAGATTACCAAAGAATTTTGGAGAGACTAATCAATGGCTAGACACGAAGATCCAACAGATAAAGAACTTATTGGTTATGTGGTGGTAACCGCAATAATCGGAATACTTTTCATCGTATTATTATAAGGAGAAACAAAATGCTACAGTTTGATACACTCAAAATCGCAAAGAGAAGTGAATGTTCAGTCACCTACGTCATCGCTAAGGTGAATGTTCAGAACCCAGCCGAACCAGTTACTTACTGGGAAGTAAGACCAGGTTGGAGCGGCAGATTCCAGCCTGATGTTGGCAGGGCTAAGTCTTACAAGACACCTGGCATCGCAAAGTCTGTCATCAAGACTGGTGCTTACATTCAGCATGATATCAGAAACGCAAAGCAAAGCGGTTATGAAATCTGCGTGATGAAGGTCACTTCTGTCTGCACTACTGAGGTTGTGTAATGGCAACTTACGTAGTTTCATGCATTGACTATTGGGGCGGAGCGCCTCTCATCAAAATCAAGTATGCAGGTCCAGAACGCAACGAGGCGATTAAAGTCTTTGAGCCTCTTTTCAGGGACTATACATGGAATCCTGACAAAGAAAGATGGTTCATGCTTCCGCCTGACATCAAGAAAACACTTGGACCTAATCCTGAATTTGACAAGGTCTTGACTTATCTGGTTCGTCAAATGGATGAAACTGGCAAAGTCGAGATTGACTCTGATTGGGACGACGGCGAAGGCGACTACCCACTTTATCTTCAATTCTACAAAGAGAACAACTAATGAACGATAAACTTAAACTTTCCTTCGGACTTGTGATGTTCGTTGTCTTTCTTGCGATGACTGCTGTCATTGTATCTGTCAAGGATGCAAGAAATGACATTGAAGCGACAAAGACCGAACTTATCAAACAGTATCGTAACCCAGTCGTTATCAGAGACACTGTAAAGATTACTGTTGAAGTACCTGTCGTCAAGTATGACACAGTAAGAAAGTACATTGAAGCAGTCTCTTACTCAGGCGGTATCGCTTACAGCCCGCAGGTTCATACTGACGCTGTCGTTTCTGATGATAAAGATGAAGAAATCATTATGGAATTTCCTAATGACTACACAATGCATTTTGACCCCAAGTCTTATCGCATTCTCTGTAATGGAAGTCTTTATGAAAAGATTGACGAAGACGGAGATTCTTGGAGAGAATGCGCAGGCGAATGGATAATCGCTATTAAGGAAAAGAGAGACTAATGAACATACCCGAAGCAAAAGAAATGGTCTTCTTTCCGTTCGTTCCTGAACACATAAAGGAGATCGGATTGAATCGTCCAGTCTTATGCCAGTTTGGTAAGAGCCCGCGTGATGCTTATTGGGATGTAGCTCAGTTAGTCACTGACTATACAGACGAGAACGATCCTAATGGTTACTATTGGGTTCTTGACAATGACACTGAAGAGAACCTTGAAGATTGTATTCGTTGGGCATTTTTGCCTAAAGATTTTCAATGACCTGTAAAGGCATAAGAATAGACAACCCGCACTTCTATAAGTACTATCCGATTATGGAAACTATAGAATGGCTGGTTAAGAACAACATACCACTTGAGAATGTCCGTAGGATGGATACTTGCGGATATTCTATAACCGTTACATGGAAAGAAAATGAAAACACTCAAGACACAAAGATTTAATGGAACTTTTGAAACACCAGGACTTACATCCTCTACTTGTGTTAAGTTCATCAAAGATCATAACATTCAGCGAGAAGACATTCAGCAGATCTGTCACGATGACTACAATGTCTATCTTTACTACTGGGCTGAGGAAGAATAATGTCAACTGAAAAAGAACAGAAAAAAGAAGCAGCACAGTTCTTGCGTGATTGGGTCGCTATCGCATTCCACAAAGGTTGCCCTGCTATTGAATTGGAAGACATCAAAGTCACAGATGACAAAGTCTGTTTCAATGCCAGAAAGACCTGTGAAAGTCTTGGCATTGGAATCGGTGACTTTAAGAAGAAACTTGTTGATGCGTTCTGCATCTATTCATACCAACCGGAGGCAAAGAAGGAAAATGACACCGGAAGAGATAAGAAAAAAGTATAACATTGTTGGATGCGAACATTGTCCACACTTTGTTGAAGTCGTCATTCATAAAGGCGAAGAAAGACCCGGACAGAAGCCAGGCTGGCGACAGTACTGTGGGAAGGAAAACTTCAACATTAACCGTGCTAGCTTCACTGTTCACAAGACATCGCATAACAAGAATAAAGTCATTCCAGAAGAACATTTTGAATGGGAATACGGTTTTCCAAATCGTTGCCCGTTCAGGAGGGAGAAAGCATGAGTTGTTCAACTGTTGCGGTTTTAATCATATTGGGACTGGCTTTGTTCGTCGCTGGTCTTCTAGGTATTACCTCATACTTTGATAAGCAACATTATAAAGCAAAGATCATTCAGAAAGGCACACACCGTTTTGAAATTGAGTTCTGCTATCTCTGTGGTACTTGGGAAGACTATGGGTGGGGCTGGTGCACGCTTCACTACAGAAAGAAACCCAAATGGGGATTCTCTGGGAACACTGAAGGCGGCAGGTATAAGCCAGCGATATTTGAAACTCTTGAAGAAGCAGAACGCGTAAAAGCAGCGTATGAAAAACACATTACGATGTATGGAGGCATAGATTGAGTAAATATGAACCTTGGGAAGTGCCTGGGTTCTTTGAAACAAAGGAACATCAGGAAGAACGATTAAGAAATGCAGTCTGCTGTGATGTTTGCGGAAGAGAAATGCACATGGTCGTTTCTTACATACCGGGCATTCCTGACCCTCAGTATGATTACTACAAATGCAGTCACTGCGACACTTTTAAAAGAAAGGAAAAGAAAATGAAAGAACAAGTTTTATGTCATTGGACCAAGAACGGTGAAGGCTACTGGTATGTTGATAAAGCAAACTACCCATCAAAGTTGTCTTCTGCAGAAATGATGGAATACACTGAATCCGAAAAGGCGTTCATAGAAGATTGGGATAGGAAGTTGCTTGAGCGTTTAATCGTAAAAGAACGTAAGTCTATTGACCGTGACTTCTGGACTCTTCGCAGAGATGACGGAAAGTTCTTGATACAGACGCCTAATGTGACACAGTTCCCGGGTTTTGGTATTGAAGACGAATTTACCGATGATGTAATGCAAGCATCTCGTTTTACCACTAAGCAACTTGCTGAAACATTACTGAAGACCTTTGAAAATAAAGAACACATGAGATGGCCGGCAGAAATTGTCTTGCATGATGCTCTGAAACTCTGCAAGCCAGTTCATGTAAAGATGCAAATCGTTTATGAAGTAGGAGAAGAATAAGATGGTACTTGAAGAAGCGATTGAATACTATAAAGAAAAGGCTGTTGGATGCGCATCTAACAAAACTTCTAGTGAATATCTTCAGATAGCAAAGTGGCTTGAAGAATACAAAGAATTACAGGAATCATACGGCAGAATGAGTGCGATTTTCCATAACATTACATGGGACACTCGCCTTGAAGCAGAACAAGATTTAATTGAACGCGGGATCATTGAACCCGAGGAGTAATAAGATGGCAATTTCATGCGAAAAATTCTTAAAAGAAAAATATCCTGAGATCCACAAGGAATTTAAGGATCGTCAGGCTGCAGATAAGAAAGCAGAAAAGGAAAAGGAAGAACAGCGACTTGAAAAGCAGCGCAAGACCAAACACTTCTGGGACTTTGAGTTTGGCTATGATGTCGAGTTCTCTTACAAGGGCTTTTCAGACGGTACTCAAACAGAGTACATGTCATTTGAAGAAGCATTCCGTGTAGCTGTTGAACATGACCTCGGCGATGGCTATAAGTATGACATCATCCCTTACACCGATTGTTTGGCACAAGATCTTCCTACTGAACCTGGCATGTCGTTCAAGGAATGGCTAGATGACACTGGCTATGACGAATCTGTCATCAAGGATCTTCTGTCTGAAATGCTTTACAAAACTTATTATACTGGCATTGATGACTATGCTAAGAGCTGCTGGGACTGGGAAGCAAAGGTCGTCAGCGATGTTGAGTGGTGTGGCAAAGATGTATTCCCGAAGAAGCACTTTGACCTTGTTTGGAAAGACTTTAAGAAGTGCCGTTTCATGGAGTCGCCTGAAAAGGAGAAGTAATGATTAAAGAAGCATTAGATGATATCATTGGTCTTATCGTTTATCATAAAGACTCCAGTGACTGTTCAGGCGCTGCAGCGATGGCGGTATTCCATGTAATATGTGGACTTATCGGTTCCATTCTTATAGGCGTCTTTACACCTATCGGTTGGTGGATGGTGCTGAGTGCTGTGCTTTCATTTACTCTCTTTGTCATTTGGCAACTTGCACCTAAGGGAAAGCTCGCTTTAGGATATTTCATTGCGATGTCTTTCTTTAGCGGTGCTTGGGTAGTCTATCTGCCTCTTGGTTCTGCATTTGCCCTCATCGCTTTACCGCTTATCATCTATGATTTGAAAGGAGGCGGCGAAAAATGAAAAAGTATGAAGAAGGCGACATAGTCAAGACGATCGTTAAAGCGTCTCATCAGATTAAGATGGGAAAGAACTCGCCCGAATACCTTGTCTTGTCGCAGAAAGCAATAGACTTCCTTTATCCCGGGCTTGGAAGACCTTTTGAACATGACAAATTAGACCAGTCAGATAAATACTTTGCTGACGTAAGAGGAGAATACGAAGATGATATTTAAGACTGAATTAGGCGATTGGACTTGCTTAGGCGAGTCTTCACTCAAGTACATTAATGAACACTTTCCCGACTTGATAGACGATGTCACCTTGAAGAAGGTCTTTAACAAAGATCCTTCAGTAAAGGTCTATCCAGTCTATCAAGAAGCAGCAGATGGTTACATTATTCGTCTTAATCCAAAGAAGAGTGGAAATGCTATTGGTCTTCTTACCGCAGATCCTGACGGCGATTATGACCACTTTGCTTACGTCGCTAAAACAAAGAAAATAGATAAGCCATTTGACATTAAGACACTTTATGAGGTACTTGATGAGCCGCAAGATTAAAGACGAATTCTTTGAAGTTGACTATGACTTCGTAAAGACTCTTGTCGGTAAGTGCTTCGCTGATAGAGGTAAGCATAGACTGATTAAGATTCTTGGTGTTAGAGATGACACTGATAATCCTTATTGGGAATCATGCAGATATTGGGAAGAATTCATCTATGAAGAAGTAGACAAGCATAGTGACGGTACTTATAACTTTGATGACTATCACTGGCTGCAGGAAGACTATAACGACGATCTTGCAAAGTTTCGTTTGACTCCTCAAGCAGATATGAACATCGCTGCTGAAGAAATGTTTCATATCGGTAAAGATGGCTGTCTCTACGTTGACTACTGCTGCGATAGAAGTTACAACAAGTTCAAAGAAGTCTCGTCTGAAGTTTTTGACAAGGCTAGAGAAGAAGCGATAGGTAGACTGAATGAAGAATAGAGAACTTATAGAACTGCTTAAGAAACTTCCACAAGATTTGGAAGTTTATGACTGGAACTCTTATCCCGTTGAAGCACCAATCGTAAAAACATTAGAATTTTGGGCTACTGGACCGGATGTTGAAGAAAAAACGGTAGTTTACTTTCCGTAGATAAATAAAACAAAATTGAGGTGAATTTATGAATGATTACGAGCTTATTATTTCTTTGACAAGCTGGGCAGGACGCATTAACGATCCTAACCTTCCGCTTGTTCTTTATCGTCTTATAGCACAGCAGATCGGAAATCACAAGTATAAGGTAGTGCTTGTCTTGTCTGAAGAGGAATTTGGAAAAGACTTCCAAGTACCTCAGAACATTAAGGACTTCGAGAAGAACTATCCTGACAGGTTCGAGATTTTGTGGACATACGAGAATACGAGAGCATTGAAGAAACTTGACCCGACAATGAAGAAGTATCCGAATAACTACATCTCGACTCTTGATGATGACGAACTGATGCAGCCTTGGCTCGTAGACTACCTCTGTACTGAAATCAAAGCAAGACCCAACAAAATTCTCGGATTGTTCTGCGGAGAATGGCGTGGTGTCATGCGTGTTGGCGGTGTTCGTCTTTACCCTCCTCACTCTCTTGCTAACATTCCGACTGAATACTTCAAGACTTACTTCCAATACATGCAGGACGATGAATGGAATGGAATTAGAGCGAAGGTTGCTGGAACGCCTATGGAACAGATGGCATACAATCCTGTCATCAGTATCACATTCGGCGACCAGTCTAAACGCTTTACCGATGTATATGATAAGTTTGACTTCAAGGCAGCTATGGACAAGTTCTTTGCTGACCATCCGGAATACAATAAATAGAATATGAGCGAGAAAGTTATAGTTTCAATGACCAGTTATCCTGGCAGAATTACAAATGTAGGAAAGTCTATTTACTTATTATTGGCAAAGCAGACAAGAAAACCAGATGAGATACATTTATGGTTGTCTGTTGAGGAATTTCCAAACAAAGAAAAGGATTTGCCTAAGGATCTTCAACTGCTGCTAAGTTCAGCCGCAGCACATATTCATTGGTTGCCAAAGAATACTTATGTGCATAAAAGACATGAATACTTTAAGATTGCTGATGATAATGATTTGGTATTTTTAATAGATGATGACGTTCGTTATGCTGATGATCTTATTGAAAATGTAGTTAAGACACATCAAAAATTTCCTAACTGTATTGTGTGCTATAATCGTTATCCAGCTCATGTATATAAAGGAAAACGAATAATTTATGGACCAGATGTGACTGAGACAGAACCGCATGTTAATAAGAATCGCTGGTGCGGTCAAAGCATGATACCAGCTAAACTTTATCCTAAAGAATGCTTAAGTGAAGAGAACCAACGAATACGTGATAAAGTAGATCCTGTTTCAGATGAATGTTGGTTTCAACCATGGACTGTGTATAATGATATTCCAATTATTCATTTAAGTTATGGCTGGGGTATAGATATAGATCCACAAAATGGTAAGATGAAAGGAATTGTTGGTTGGTCTCATCAAAGAGAAGCAAACGGATTGGAAAGACGTGATAACTGGCTTTATGGCGTTCTTTCAAGTATTCCTAAACTTTTAGAAAAATATAAGAGGTTGTTTAATTATGGCGGATAATTGGAAAGAATTTTGTATTTCCCAAATACCAAAAATGAAAGCAAGATTTAAACAAATGATGGGTAGAGAACCCGATCTTGTAAATCCTAAAAGATTTACGGATAAACTTGAATGGTTGAAAGCATACGATTCTACTTTCTTAAAGACCATGTGTGCTGACAAAATTTTGGTTCGTGAATATGTTAAAGAAAAACTTGGCAAAGACATTTCTATACCTTTGATAGGCGTGTATGATAAATTTGATGATATAGATTTTAGTAAACTTCCCAAAGATTATGTTATGAAAACAAATCATGGCAGTCATACTAACATTATAGTTCGTAATGGAAACATAAATAAAGCGACTGCTAAAAGACAATTTGAAAATTGGTTGTCTAAGGATTGGTCTTGGTACGGTTACGAATTACATTACATTCCAATAAAGCGAAAGATTTTAATAGAACAATTTATGCCTTCACAAAAGACTCTATTAGATTATAAGTTTTTTTGCTTTAATGGCGAACCAAAAGTAATGTATATTGGCGATGACGGAAATTATTCTAATCCTACATGTGATTTCTTTGATATGAATTTTAATCATTTGTCTATAAAGATGCATGACCCAAATGCTAAAGAGATGCCAAAGAAACCCGAAAATTTTGAATTGATGAAAGAATATGCTAAGAAACTGTGTGAAGATTTTAAGTTTGTTCGTGTAGACTTTTATGAGATAAACGGACGACTTTATTTCGGTGAACTTACATTTATACCGTCGGCAGCATACATTCATTATAGAAATGATAATGATGATTTTGAATTTGGACGAATGTTAGAACTATGAACATAATATCAAATAGCTGTTGTGGTGCGTATCTAATGCGAGAACATTTAAAAACGGAATATGTAAATCCGTTTTGCTGGAATGTTATAGATTTAAAGAGTTATTATTATCTTATCCGTGATTGGGACAAAATAAATTTTTTGAATTATGAATTGGTAAAAGATGAAAATTGGAATTTTAGCATCATAATAGATGGAAAAATAAAAGTACAGTACATTCATTATTTGTTTGACCCAAAGGCTGAAAAGTTAGCATCACGAAGTAAGAGTGAACACGATGTTTTGGTATGGAATAGAATGTGGGAATATGTTGCTTCAAAATATGAAGAACGTGTTCAACGCATGCTTGATACAAAAGAGAAACCTACATTTATAATAGCAGATTTACATGATAATGATTTGCGAAAATATGATAAAGAATGGTTAATGAAGATTGATGAAATGAATAGTAACTTTGAAATTATCTTGTTTTCAAATCATTATGAATTTAAGAATAAGAGATACTATACTATAAAAGAAAGATGTAAAGATAATTCACAATTATCTAAGTACATCTATTCTATAATTAAGAATTGAGTACTTTTGATATTAATGAAATCATATTGGAGACTTTTGTTGAAAATCTTCCTTTTCTTCTATACAAGTCATGTAATGGACGTTTTTCATCATGAATGCATATAACTTGAAGTAGATGTTTATTCAGATTTATGCAATGATTTAGATGTTTTATGCTTCTGATAACGGTATATAAAATATCATCTTCTATTAAAGGAAGTTTAGATATGTCAAGTTTATGAACGACGTCACCGTAACAGTAAGGTGGGTGCAGTGTTGCATAACCACCCGTATGTGGATAGCCACGATAACGCGTGCAGTAATATGTAACGAATGCTTTTTTATCTGATAACCAATTTTGGTATAACTGTTCTGCATAATTAAAACGATATAAGCAGTCATCATCTGCTGAAATGACAGGAACATCTCTATACTTATCCATAGTAAACAGAACTTTCTTAAAGCTCTTATAGTTCTTATACACCCAGAGCAATTCAATAAGTTCATTCTCAACAAATACCATCAAGTTCTCAGGTAGTTCCTTCTCCTTCTGCGGAAACTCCTCTTCCGATAATACCAATACGATATGAAATCCAGGACACTGCTTGATGAGACTATACAAAGTCTTTGATACTGTGTTGATTCTTGCACGCCAGCTAGTCAGCGAGATGATTGCCTTCTCGCCGTTATACTTCTTGCCACT